ATCACCACAAGCACCATCAGCACAGCCAGCACCACCAGCACAGCCAGCACCACCAGCACCACCAGCACAGCCATTACCACCAGCACCGGCACCACCAGCACCGGCACCACCAACACAGGTAGTACCACAAACAACGCCAGCAACGCCACTGCCACCACTGCCACCACTGCCACCACCACTACCGGCATCAGCACCAGCACCACCAGCAGCACCAGCACCGCCCACCAAAACTACATTGGTACCATCTCCTGGCAACTATGAAAAGAGAAAAAAAATTGCAGAAGTATTTAGAATGTTGAAAAAATGCAAAGTCGATGGTTATCATACGAAGTTTATAAATTCACTCTTGCATAATTTTGTGAATTTGTTCGATAATACATACACAACACCTTGGAGTCTCTGCTCACCACCGTTAAAAGGTCGTCCAGCAGCCATTCGCACTGGATTTTATGTGTATGATGCCATAGTTGTCGAATCGACCGAAGAGTCCATCATGGTCGAACAAATCGATAAGTTTCGAAATCCTGGTCGACCTCTGAAACGTTTTACTTTTTCATTTCAAAACGGGGAATGGGTGTGTGGTCAAAAAGTGTTGAGTTTTTAGATAAAAATATTTAAAAAAAGAATATTTTCTTTGTTTTCTTTCTAATGTATCACAGTCTCTCAGCAGACTGTGATACATGTTAAATATCACATATCCCCTATCATATCCTCATTAACAATGTCGACCAATCTCAGTGCTCAACAAATGAAAGGTCAACAGGTTACAGACTGTCTGAGTGATGCAGTTCAGCATTGATGCAGTTCAGCATTGGTTGGTTCTATGCTGGTCTTTCAAGTCGATACTCGAAGCCATTAGTAAGACATTCAGAGTTTCCTTTCCTTTTTCATTTTTGCGTTGACGTGCTGCTTCTCGAGTGATACAGATCGTCATTTTCTGATTCATTTGTTCCTTAAGTACATATAAATCCAATTATCGAGAGTGTGTAGAGGTGTACATCTACCCCAAATTTTGTCTGAAATGGATATTCTGACAGTACTCGAGGACAAACTATTGGGCAGGATCGTCAAGGTGCGCATATCAGCTCGCGAAAAAAACTTCAATACTGCAGTAGTCACAATCATATGTCTGGTCTTTTCAGTGATACCATTGTTTGGCAGCAATATTGAAGAAGACATCGAGTCCACCGTCTCCTTTCGTTCGAAAGGCACTCTCATGCAATTGGGCACACAACCCTTTGTTTTTGCCTCGTTTTTGTTGGGCTTTGTTAAAGACAGTTCTCCTTCCGGCCAGCGTCAGCAATATGTAGCTGGCTTTGTACTGTCTATAATTCAAAGTGTTCAGTGGTGTTATCAGAATAGTATCCTGGGTGGTCTTCAATTACTGTGTATGTCGTACCTGTTGTTGCAGGTACTGGTCTGGTTAGAGACATTTGGATCGATCTCATTATCATCGGTACTTATTTTTGCTTCTGCATCGCAGAAAATTGTTACGTCAGTGCTAACGCCATTGACACTGGTCTGGACATTGGCACTTATATTGTTAGTAACATGGTTGGAAAAATTGTGTGTCACTATACCACTGACACACAAATCAGCACGACATGTTCAAAGTATGCCCATTCCATTATTGTACAACAATACAACTGCTCTTGTTATTTACTTTACAGTCATTGAAACAATTAGCTCTGTGTTTCCACCCTTTGCATTATTGTTTCTCGGTCAGCATCCAATAGTGACTTTAGTGACTTTGACCGTGATGTTTGTCTCGATTGTGTACATCAATAAAGAGTTACCGCGGATGCAAAAGACGACTGGCCGAGATACAGTGTCCAATTGGCGAAAGCAGTCCTACACTGTCAAGGGTTGGAGACACAAATCTGCTGTCAAATATGTACAACGGGTAATAGATAAGAATTTAGTATGGAACAGTGTTATTGTGTATGTCTTATGGATACTGGGAACAATCTTCCCGCCATCTTGTGGTATTACTACACTCTTTATTGTGGTCTCTGTCCCGAAATCACTTGGAGAATCGTTGTGGTCCCAGTGGTAATGCATATGGTCAATGTACCAACAACTAGAATGCTAACAAGTGTATCCCAGAATTGTTTGCGTATACGAGGTAAAGCAGGATACTGTAGTCGGTTCAACTGTTGTAACATTTAGAACATTATCTATGTATTAAGTACTCAAATTTCTAAAACCTGTTTATTTAAAAATGTTTCATACAACCAAAGACCACGGTTATTTTGGAATACTTTGTCGATGCATGCTTGTATATGTTTGCAACAAGTTCTGTTTGCTGCACGCTGTTGATGAGTAAAATCAGGACATGAACAGGACCAAGTATTTGGTTGTACGAATGTGACATTGTATGTGCTATCTGAACCATATTTGAAATATACAACTTTGTATTTTTTGTCTGTTTTTAATGCAACAAATGGTCCACCTGTTGGAATGTGATACTTGGACTGTGCTTTTCTGCAATTGGTGCCTCTTGGATTATGTGTGTGAAAACAAGCATTGGACATTTGTCAAATACATAGTATTTAAATATTCGATTATTATAAAATGTTGTGCAATGTGACTGTCGATTTAACACAATATGTCATTGGTCATACAGATAAATTTGACCCTAGTGTCTACCCCAACTGGGATATCACACATTACAATTGGGCAAATTGGTCGAAACTGGCTGCACTGAACAGTACAGAAAATACGCTTGACTGGTTGAATTGGTCTGATCCAGATGCACTGACGGAGGCCGCTGTTCCGGATGTCACTGACTCTGAGGTTGTTGACTTTATAGTGAATACAATTGAAAAAGAGTATGGCACTATGCGTCGCCCTCTTACCAAAGACGATTTAAAAACAGTTCAACTGTATAATATGAAATCGTCAACATTGCATGTGGATGATAATGTGTTTTGGATGTATGTTGATACAGACCCGATTGCATCGCATCATGCAGGTCTTGTTCTGGTTGGTGACCCTGTTTGTACAGACACCGGACCAGGTCACGCAGAACCAGGTGACCTGGATATTGAAGAAGCATCGATACAAAAATTAAACAGTACAGTATTGATAGCAATTGGTCTAGTTTTTATTTTCACAGTGTGTTGTTACTATTGTAGCAGTAAAAAACGTAGAAAAAGGCAATTCGAATCAACTTAGACAAAGATAAACAGTGTCAATAGCGTCAAAAAGACAGTATCTAGTAGTGACCGATATATTTCATATTCGCAGTAAGTCCACACACTCTTCAGATAAGCCAAATGAGCAAAGATGGGCAGACAAACATTGTACAAAACCAACATAACAATCAGAGGCACTGCAAATGTCACGCCTGTTGCAACTTCTTCGCGCTGTACGAGTAGAATTGTACAGGTTACAATATTGATTTGGCAGTAAACTACAAAGGGCATGTATGAAACTTTGTTTTGAGGATACTCTGTCTGATACTTGTGCACACTTTCCAATAGTAGTAGATTGTCTGACGAAAGGAATTTGTCATGTGTTTGCACATCGTACTGGTTTATATTCTCCGACCATCCTAGTTGCAATTCACTGAGTATAATCAACATGCATAAAAATAGCAATGTTGTTGGACACCAAACACCCAGTAAATAAGCAAACTGTACATAGAGCATAGGACTTGAGATACACCTCGAAATAGTACGAATAGTATTAAAACCTCTGACTATCATAATTTTGATATCGCACCAAAATCGTCCGTCTGATGAGCCCCATCCTAGTGTCAATAGATTCAGATATGAGAACAAATAGTGTGCAGCAGAGCTCAAACATGCCACGATTGAAAACCATCGAATATCTATGGTATTGTAAAGGACCGGTGTGCGACTGTATATCATACAGGTACCAATAATGAAAAGTATGGAGATGACAATGGTGCACAATTGCATGAGTTCTCTAAAGACCAATTGTTTTTCTCTAATTTTGAAGGGTACAGTACAAATCTTGATGGCAGCACTTTCTTCCGGGTCTTCCATTATGTGTGTTTGACCGAAATGTATTTATACACCATACGGTTAATTTGGAGCAATTTGTTGATACAGTGCGTTGGGAGTTGTGTGTAATGCATCCACATTTGGCAAATGACCGATTCTCTGTAGTGCTGTGACTACAAATTCAGAACAAAAATAGGATTCGTGACTGCTTTTATGTTCTGAAGAGGTGAAGGGTAGCCAGGAGAATAATGCTCCAGAAGAGTCATAGTTTTTCCCCAGTTCTTCAATGGAAAAGCGGAGTGTTTCTTGTAGTTTATCATTGGGGATTTCGGGGACAGGGACAAGTGTTGCATACGAATCCGTCTGCGTTGGTATTTTAAACCAAGAATCATGTGCTGTTTCTTGTAAGACTCGGACACTCATAGGGTATCCCCATAGTAATGAGAACGAAAGGGCCATTTTGTCTTGTGATTGTGCAGCTTTTCGAAAATGAGTGTCAAAAAAATACATTTCAATTTGACCTAAGATTCTGTTGCAATCTTCTGTGTCATATTGGCCTTTTTGAGCTGCCTGGTAGACGGATTTGACAGCAGTCATTATTTCATCTGGTGTGCTGTGAACAACTAGTTCACAGTGGCAAAACTCACCTGCTGTCATCCATGTGACAAAGCGATTGAACGTACCTGAAAAATAATCTACCGGTCGATAAAAACTCACAGATAACATTTTTTTTTGTTCACTGATATGTGTATAAATACTCTCATTCACTAACTATCTGCAATGGGAAATCTTTGCCTCAGACCAAAAGTTACCCAAGTCATCGAATGTATACAAGAATTGCAACAAGTCGAAGTCACATTGGGCCATCTTATTGGCAAATATGAAAAACAGATTCGTGAACAACAGTTAGAAGCACGTTCCAAAATGAATTGGAAGGCAGACTGCATGCGACATGTGCGTTCTATTCGTGTCATCCGTCACCACAAGGAACAGTTGGAAAAAAGACTGACTGCCTGCATGTCAAAACGGTATCAACTCGAAGCACTGAATGTGACTAAGATGCATCTGAAGGCTATCCAAAATACTACCTCAACATTTGAACATTTTTTGAAGGAGAATCAAGTGGAGCGCGTGACTGCTATTCAGGATACGTTAGCAGAGATGATTGAAGATGCTTGTGAAATCAACGATGTCATTTCACAAGAACCGTTGGATATTGATGACAATGATATTGAAGAAGATTACAATTCAATGGTGGCACAGTTACAGTTTCCAGTTGCACCCACCGGTCAGTTGCAGACAAACGAAACCGCGGAATTAGTACCACTGTGTATAGGTTAGCAACATTACCTCCCACTTTCATTGTTTAATACCAGTGTGATTAATACCAGTGTGATATATTTTATTAAACAGTATACACTCAATCGGAACTCTACATATAGGACATTTTCCAGACGTCCCCTTGACTCTTTTCGCACATCGATGACACATACAAGCATGGCCACACGGTACCAAGACAGTATCGACGCAGCTAACCATGCACACCACACACAACTGTTTGTCTTCGTCCGTACATGGTACCGCTTCGCCCTCTTCGTCCTCGTCGTCCTCGTCGTCGGTCTCTGAATCTGTATCATCTTCATTTCTGGTTCGAGATATCGCTTCACCCTCATATTCAAACATCAAATCCATATCCGTCACCTGCGATGTATCGAACGTGAGCACTTGTCCTCCATTGTTGAACGCTGTTGCACCATCAAACATGTCCTGCATATTCGTCACCTGCGATGTGTCCCAATTGAGCGTCTGATTGAACGATGTTGCACCCGCAAACATATCCTGCATATTCGTCACATGCGATGTGTTGAACGTCAGCGGCTTATTGAACGCTGTGGCATACCTAAACATTAATGCCATATCCGTCACCTGCGATGTGTTCATTGTGATGGATTTATTGAACGATGTTGCACCCCAAAACATGGCACGCATAATCGTCACCTGCGACGTGTCGAACGTGATGGATTGATTGAACGCTGTGGCATTATAAAACATGTTATCCATCGCCGTCACATGCGACGTGTCGAACGTGAGTGGTTGATTGAACGACCGAGCCTCTGCAAACATTTCACTCATACCCGCCACCTTTAACGTGTCCAGCGTGAGCGGCTGTCCTCCATTGTTGAACGATGTGGCACCATAAAACATTACGCTCATATATGTCACCTGCGACGTGTCCAGCGTGATGGGTTGATTGAACGCTGTGGCACCCGCAAACATAGCAGCCATATCCGTCACCCGCGATGTGTCGAACAACAGCGGTTGATTGAACGCTGTGGCACCCGCAAACATAGCAGCCATACCCGTCACCTGCGACGTGTCCCACTGTTCGATTGGTGCATTAAATGTTGTGTCTGCGAACATGTCCGACATGTCCGTCACCAGCGTTACGTCCCACGTGTTGGGTTCACCGTGGTTCTTCTCACCGCGACAGTACTCTTCAATCCATGTACGGAGTTCTTCTTTTGTTGTGGGCTTTACCGAAAACTCGTGTCTGTTGCCTAGGCTGCTGAGATGAATTGTATCTTCGTAAGACATTTCTTCTGATTATTGTGTTTATATACTGTCAAAAAATCAACTGATTATTATTTTTCATTTAAAAATTGGTCTATTTTTTGGAAATTTAATTTAATTCTACCAATATTATCTTCTTTATAACTCCATTTTTTGCCGCCTTTGGTGTCATCCAATGTCTTTATGAGCCTCTCCATCATTTTTTCAATCTTAATAAATAATTGTTCATAACTATCTCCTTTTAAATATTTTTTCCCTTCTTCATTAAAACCTAATTTAAGCATCACATCTCTAAACAACTCTTCAAATTCATAGATACTTAAGATTTTATTAAATGGATTGTTTACGAAATAACAACCCATATACCAACAGTCATTTTCTAAATAATAATCATATATATCAGGACTATTTTCTATTCCAATCACTATTTGTTGTTGGCGGTGGATGAAGTCATTCTTTCCACCATCCTCTAAACAATCTCCCAGATTCAACTTGATATTGATAGATGCTGTTACTGTCGGTTTGCTGGACGACGGCTCCGCACGACTTGAATTGGACTCGGATGTCATCAATTTGTTGTTGTTTCATATGTGTAAGAAATTTAAGTATATTCGTAACATATCTAGACATATTGTTTAAAAAATGAGTTTGATAGAATCACAATAAGAAATGGTACATCCAACCTCAGGACATCTAGATGATGGCTTTTCTTCTTCATCTCTAATATTTTCAAGAATCTCTATTATTTTTTCAATAATAAAAATATGTTGAAATTGCAATCCATGCGGTCCAAGGAAAACTTTGCGTGTTTTGTTTTGAATCAGATAATTTTTTTTGTCTTCCAAGTAAGATATTACCCATACAGCATCTTCTTTAGTCTCATCCGTAAATGCTGCTTTTAATTTGTCCCGGACAATATTTTTGTCTATATTGTTTTTCTTTAAAATGTCTTCTGGAAGTGTATCGAAAAAAATCCTTTTCAATAATGGACAATGTTCGTGGTCCGTACAGATGGCGGTGTTTGGTATTGTATCTCCTTGTTCGTCTTTGGCTGAACTTTGACGAATCTCCACCTTGTCACGAAAAGATATATGTCCCTTTGTAGATTTATTAACCGTTTTGCTTTCATATCGGGCTGGGGTTTTAATAGCCTTTTTCTTCTTTGGTGCAAAAGCAGACATTTCAATACATTCCTGGGATATTTATACCATAAAAATTAGTTATTTTTGAACTCCTAATAAGTTGTGCATATGTAATATATTTTCTTTTTGTGTGGTAAATATCAAACATGTCTGAGCTTCGCCGAGCCAAAAATGGGTGCAATGGTGAGATACAATTTGACGGTAAATATGTGCATCATCGGTGGGATTGGGGTGGTCACACCATGTCAGAACTTGGTCCCCAAATGGACAAAAATACTTGGATAAATGAACATGTTGTCGACGCAAAACATGTTGATGAAGTGCAGAAGATGTTGGTGGATTGGGAGTTGTACGAGAATGGATGGTTCATCGTTGGGTATTCGAACAATCATCTTTTTAATTATCGATGTCAACTAGGAAATCCTCGTCGACCAAAGGCGTTAGAATATTTAAAGAAATAATTATTTAGGATTGGCAGCGACCGATGTGACGGAACTGTGGAGAGTCAATTTCAATGTGTACCACAGGCGGAACCAGGTTGGACAGGGATGGACCTTTAGCAGAGTGGCAGATGTACAACTGTCCCGGATATACTATTTAAAAAAAATAATTATAGATATAAAATAGTGATTTAAAATCCCGCATAAGTTACGCATATTTCATATATATTATGTCGACAATAGAGTAAAATAAAGAAAATATGTCTAAACGATGTTCTAAATGTAAAGAATGTAAATCCATTGAACTTTTTGGAAAACGATCATCAAGCAAAGATGGCTTGCGAAGTCAATGTAAAGCATGTGAAATGACTTATGCCGAAATGAACCACGAAAAGAAACTGGACAAGGGTAGGGAACGCTATAAAAACAAGCGCGCATTCTTGCTGGAACAGTGTAAAGACTATCAACGCAACAACAAAACAAAGGTTCGCAAATATCAATCGCAATGGATAAATGAAAACAGAGAACATATCAACAAAAAAAGGCGCACGCGTGCCAAGAAAAGGCGAAAAACTGACGTTCCTTGGGCAATTGCTAAAGATTTGTCGAGTCACCTCGCTCACATTATGAAGGGTTCACAGAAACACACGGCACATCTAAAAATGTTAAAATGTAGTCGTGTCAAATTGATGGGATACATGCAACGCAATTTTTCAGAATTTATGACGTTTCAAAATAGAGGTCGATGGGCAGTAAACTATGATCTGCCCCCACACCCGACCGATAGCACTCGACAATGTGGGAAATGGCATGTCGACCATATTGTTCCGAAAGATGCGTTCGATTTGTCTAGGCCAATTGAACAACATATCTGTGAATGGTATAGAAACTTGAAACCGATGTGGGCAACGTCAAATATGCAAAAGAGTAAAAAATATGACCCAAAAGATAAACAAGCTTTGATTAGAGAATGGATATTTTATAATGTGTAATTTAAGTATGTATTTAAGCAATTAATTTTTTGCAATTATCTCGAGAACTAGGACGTTTCAGAGGCTCTAACCACGTAATCTGAGCACGAGGTGCAAAGTGCTCTCTTTTTGGATGTTGAAATCTGACAATGTGCGTCCACTTTCTAACTGTTTTCCCGAAAATATCAATCTTTGCTGCTCAGGTGGTATTCCTTCTTTTTGTTGAATTTTTTCCTTGACGTTTTCGATCGTATCGTTCGGCTCGACATCGAGTGTAATAGTTTTTCCTGTGAGTGTTTTGACGAAGATTTGCATGTTTGATACTGAAAATGAGTTGTCTTTATAGATGAAAGCATCAAATTTGGAGTGTGATGCATGACTAATAATATTTAACTATAGTTGTGAGACAACAAAAGAATGACGGTATTAAAGGCATCCCATTCGAACCACTATGGATAAATATTTTTGCAAAGATTGCCTTGGACTTTGGCGCAACGACAACTATATGCTCTGCTGTCCAGGATGTGTGGCTCATCGTGATAACGGATGGACACCCAAAGCACTCCTCGAACACTATGGACCCATGTTGTTTGTGGCCGAGCGTGCCTACTTTCCTGCTATTGCCCGTGCTTTTCCGCCGCCACCGCGACTTGTGCAGAGCCATCTGGTCAACAGTCAAGTCTATATCTGGATAGCGCAGCAGGGATTTCTGCAGGGGTTTGTGAAACAGCAGACACATTTTTTACAACAGTACGAGACAAAGGAGAAACAAGAATGGTGGAATGCCATTGACCCGGTAGTGCAACATTTTCTAAAACCTGTCGATTTTTGATGTGTCATCTGATCATTATTGTATGTGACATAATGTTCCTGTCTCGAGTTTACTTGGACTATGTGGGTCCGGTGGATTCCAAAATTCCTCCTCATTGCGCTCGTCCAAATGGTGATTCGTTAAATAGGAATCAAACACTGCCTCCGTGAGGGACATTTTATTATCATCCTTATCTTTAAAATAATATTTACCATTTTTTAGTTGTTCGCATTTCCATATTTTATATATGCTGCCAGAATACCACCAATAATGTCCTACAATGATATCAAAATTAATACTGGACATCATGTCTGTAAACTAACTATTTATATGTATTATTCTTTGTTTTTTTTTGAGGGTGACTAAATGCTATTTTTTCAAGTAGAAATGGACTATTTTAAGCCACAAATAAATACAAATACAAATAAATACAAATGAGTTTAAAAGTAGGAAGAAATGAAAAATGTCCGTGTGGTTCCGGAAAAAAATTCAAAAAATGTTGTAGGAATTATGTCGTTGAACATATGAAGAATAAAGAGAAAGACCAACAAATCGGTTATAAAGACCACGTAGCAGTTGCAGGCCATGTGTACAACCATTTGCTAGAAATGGACACGCAAAATAACATTTTCAATTGGGCCAAATGTATTTACAGAAATGGACGCGTGATTGCGGCGGAAAATATACAACCATATACTCTCGTTGAAATACATCCAATTCATTTTCTAGTCAAAGACGATGAATTTTATCCATGCACAAAGCTGGTGGGCACGGAAGGGATAACTTCTCCAATAGCATTGGACACAAATTCGAAATTCACAGACTATATCGACGAAACCGTTCAAATAGCATCCTCGAAAGAAATACAGCTCGAAAATCAATGCGGTCATTTGTTGCCAGAATCTGACACTGGTTCTGTCGTACGATATCACTTTGGAATGTACGCGCTTTTTTACATCAGTAATCGTTTTGTGCAAATGGGCGAAACGATAGAATGGACTGCCAGAGAATGGCGACCAGTAGTGGAACGTTATATCAAAGGACATCGTGAAACAATGAAAAATTTCAATGAACATTACACACAATCCGTGAACCACTTCACTCATATTCAAAGTGCCAGTAAAAATTGGTCAGAAGAAGAGGCAGTCGCGATGCAAAACATTTTTGATAAAATAAACAAAGTCAATTCAAATTAATTTTTATTCTACATGTAGTTTTTATTCTAGTTTTTTCATAAAACATTCGGGTTCGGCGTATTGTTCGAAAAATTCCGCTGTCCCTTCTAAATCTATAAATTGCCAAAACATATCGTCGTCGAAAAAAGCTGCAAAACCGACACATTTCTGGAGTGCAAGCTTTATTCTGATGACTAAATCAAATGCAAGGTCTAAGACAGGACCTGCCTGTAGTGCTTTCGTGTGCTGGCCCTGTTTGGTCGCATCAGAGCCCATGACGCCTATAAATTCGTCAATTTTGAGCGCCATCTTTTTGCGGAAAATTGCATCCCATACCGGCTGTTCTGCAAACAATTTAGTCATTGGCATGCATTTATATTTATCACCAAAGTGATTGATTGCATCCATAGCTTGACTTACCAATCCCATTAAGATTGTGCCCCCTGTGAAAAGAAGTGCCATGGCGGCATCCGGCTTACTGATGATTTGCTTCATAGTATCGCCTATTACCTTTGTGAGGGCGTTTTTTCCCATATCGATCCCTACCTGCAATCCCTTTTTCCCACCTTCGATTGCCAATTTGCCTAAATACGAATCTTTAACTTTATTGGCCAAATCATATCCTTTTTCCAACACTTTTGCTCCATTTTGATAGACATATTTGGCGCCTTTTGTCGCCGCGTCCTTCAATTTGCCAGCGTGCTCAACAACTGTCTCTTTGAGTTCGCCAGCATTTTTAGCTACTGTGGATGCGGCGGCGGCGGCAAGTGCTTTTGCTCCTGCCAGTGCTGCAACTGGGCCGCCAGCTGCTACTACAACGGCCACTCCAACCGCAGCGGCTAGGACAAGGCCTGTTATCTGCCAAGCGGTCCATCCTTTTGCCGCTTCTAATTCTATTTTTTTTAGGGCGGCTTTTTCTTTATCTGTCATCTGACTTGCTACATAATAAGATTCTTGGACAACCTTATCTTGAAACCCTTCCTTTAAGGCATATTCTTTAGCTCGCGTTTGGTCGAATTCTGGACTACCGAATGCTGGCCCAATGGAACTCTTTGCCCTATTTTTTTGCTGATGTTGATATGTATTGAATTGATTTAATTGCGACTCATAAAATTTCACGATCGTTTTTTTGTTGATGTCCCAGTTCCCCCCATCGTCCTGTTTTTTATGGGCTTCATGGCCACACGGCAATGTCTGTTTATCAATAAGGTTCTGAAGCTGAAGGTTGTATTGTGTTAACCATGGATATTCTGTTCCGCAGCCAATACACTCCAAATTATCGCCGTTCTCGTTCTGTTTGTTCCTGAATATTTTGCCGCCAGCAGCTTTTGTTTTTTTTACTTGGTCATCATGACCAATCACATACTCGCCTCTTGTTGTTGTTGTAGACAATGTATACGTTTCTTTATCACCAGATACCACCGGTTTCGCCAGTTCTATATTCCACTTATCTTTATGCAGAGCATTTAAAACCATCATCGCGTAGTATGGGATATTGTGGAGCGCTTGTTCAAAGGCATACGAGCAATATTGACCACCTTTTGACATTGTTCCCCCGTCTGTAATGACCAAATTGCCACTATCATCCAGACAACCTCCATCGCCAGCGATGCTGTCATATAATCTCATTATTCTTCCCATGCCAGAATTAAGATTTACTAAAGAATTCCATGTCCTTGCGCAGGTTTTTGTGAGAGCTACTGTTAACATAGCTGTGAGGTTGTCGGGAGTAACATGTAGAAATGTTAACATTTTTTCGACGCCGGGAATTTTGTATAATAACTTGAATACTTTTTTGATTGGACTGCTTTCTTGATTCATACTGACTGCACCCGCCGCGCGATTAACAATGCCATCGCCCTCCGCGCCTGAAAGCGACTGTATCGCCGCCGTGAATTTGTTAATCATGCCAGTAGTTTTTTTGGAACTTTCATCGGCAATTGCTTTGGCATGTGCTAACTTTTCGTCCGGTGACAAACTTTCCCACGCGCCAGATTGGTCATTAAATTGTTTGACATCTCCTTTACCATCAGTTCGTCGAATTTTGACTCTATTTTCAGCAATGGCCATTTTTCGACATATTTTGTCTTTGTAATCTGTAACCATGTCCAGAATCAATTCTTGGATAAAAGGCATTTGCAAGACCATGGTAAACAATTTGTAGAGAATCATACCCCCAGCTTTAATGGCAGTGTATACTTTTCCGAGCAATTCTTTGCCTCCCACACCAACAAGTCCACCGACTAACGCGCCGGCCGCCGCTGCCCCTGCGATTCCCACCGCGCCCAGACCACCTGTTCCAAGCACAAATGCACCTGCGGTAACGGCACCGACTGCTCCAACGGCACCCGCGCCAGCACCGAGGCCTACCCATTTCGCCTCAATCTCGTCAAAAACCCCGCCCCAAAATTTGGCTTCCTCCTCAGAGACTGGTTTGTTTTCATCGCCAGACTCATCTACTTTCACATTACAAATATTAAATAGGCGTTTCACCCAATAATCCAAATTCATTAGGATCAAATTTGTGTAATAGGACACGAAACTATAGTTTGGATCGTTATTGTCGTACATTTCGGCTTGTTTTTTCTTGAAAGCCACGATTCTTCTGGCGGCTTGTTCGTATGTACCTACCCACTTTATGTACCAAGGGTTGTTTTTTTCTTCATCGGTCTCCATAACGTCCAATAAGTCGTCTAACGTTTTGGTGCAAATTCCAGTCGTATTCGCGTGACTAGAAAAAACCAACCGCGCACGTACCCATATTTTATTCGGGATCCAATAAGTGCCTATATTCAACAGAATTTTTTCGCCATCTTTCTTGAGAATTACACCTCGACCAGGGGCAATGGTTTTGCCTGAACTTGTAAAAAAAGCGCCATACCCCACATTATCTCCGACATTTAATCCAGGCCGCTTCTTAGTCACCATGGTCAATTTTGCGCCGTAATAAGTCTCATAGCCTTGTGGACACGCGCAGACCACAGGACGTGTCCCATACAGACGAACATTTAAATGACTTAATGATTGTAATTCATGATGCAAAATCTCTGGGAATATGCCGCCATTCGCTCCCCATTCGGACAAAGAATAAGGAATCCATTCCTTATATGTTTTGAAATGATTTTCCTGTGTCTCACATGCCCATTCATAAGCTTGTAAAAATAGCTCCGCCCAAACACGGTTTTTATTCTGTTCGTAATCGTTATCGTCTCTGTCCAATTCCTTGAGCGACTCGTTGAATTTGTTCATATCCAACTTCAAAGAGTCAAAATGTATATCGTACGCAGAACGCACGATTATTGAACCTACTAAAGTCAAAAAAAGAGATTTACCCTGATCCGAAATTTTCACGCCTTGAGAAAGATCGAGAGGGGCGGTACCTCCATTTTTAAATTTGCCATATGGTAAAGGTTTTAATGAGTTTTCTTCTTGCAACTCAATCTCTTTTCTTTCATCGTCATAATCGGGATATTCAATATCTCTTTTCTCTGACCGACCACCAGAAACGACTTCGAGTGTGGACGTGGACTCTTTTGTTTTCTCTGACCGACCACCAGAAACGACTTCGAGTGTGGACGTGGACTCTTTTGTTTTCGTAGTTTTTTCTGGCTGCCATTCGTCGAAATCCGGCGACCTGCATAACACATCAACAATAGAACGAAGCTGGGGCGAAAGCACTTCGCGATTTTCTTCGTCCGTTACAAACATATAAAACATGAATGGATCCTCAGGAATAAGCTGAAAGTACTTTTTGTGGCCTTCTGCTTCTTCGTCATACCATTTCTCGGATTGGACATCAGTAAATGCTTCGTAAAAAGCGGCCCATGGATCTGTATGGGTGCAATCGTCAGAGTCGCATTCGTCCTCAATATTGTTAAACGGTATTTGAAAATTTTTTACGCCATCTGACCAAAAGTCCAACATAAACGCAGATACAAGAGGATCAAATTCAATATATTTGAAATAACCTTCTGTTTGATATTGGTCAGCCACATGTTGCTTTTCTTTTTTAAATTTGTCCAGGATAGCGGCGCCTTTAGGGAACGTTGAACTTCCCAAAGCGGAGTACGCATCATTACACCGACCATCACAAAAGGAAGACAACTTTTGATAACAAATCTGGGTCAAAATATATATCTGAATAGGATTAAGATTGCGCTCGAGTTTGATATATTTAGCTTTGCAGTCGGGTGGACTCTCAGTGGCGTTTATATCATCTACATATCCGCGCATTTCTTCTGTAACGACGAGTTCGTCTAGTTTATAAATTTGTTTGCCGCGAGCGATGACTTCCTTTTGTTTTTGAGCAACTGCCGCAGTTTTAGTATCTTGCAATATCTTGCCGATATATGCTTTCTTCTTATCTTCATAGTTTTCTCCTGTCATTGCTTTTATTTTTACATCTTCAGTAGCAATTTCGTCACGGCATGATGCCGAATATCTGCGATTTATTAGACCATCCTTTGTAAGAGGACATTTGAAAGCTTCCTCGGCATGCTGGAAGACAAACTTCCGAGGAACCATTTGGCGAAAATGAGGTTGTTTATTCTTTTTTTTGTCCTTAATTAATAACATAATATTTATTTATTATTTGCCTTATATAATGTAATTTGGCTCTCTGCAAAAACGATGCCACCTTAATAACAAAACCATCTTCTAAAATTTCAAGGATTGTATAGGTTCATATTACAAACAATATGGTATGTCGGACTATCACTGGCAACAAAACACTGGACCACTTTTTGTATGGTCTTTTCAGTCACTCTAGGAAACCCTGTGGCCTGTCGTATTTTCAGAATTTGCTTCACGTGTTCAATTACATGTTTCTCTAAGACTGCAACAGGTCCACAACATTTACATTCAAAGCCGTCAAAAACAGGATTTCGTATCATCAGTAGTCTTTTGTCAACAGGTCGGCCAGGTCCAACATATGTTTTAAATATCTGCTTAATCAACAGGTAACCTTGGTACTTGTGGTTGCCAGGGTGTCACATGCTGTAGGAATATCGTCCATTGTAGACGGCCAAGTCTGACAGCAGAACAGCGCTCATGAAGCGACTGTTCTTCCATTTCAGCCAGTTCTGCATACTTTATGGCTTTCCACCATGCATCGCGTTCTTTTGTACACCAGTAGTCAGATACATTATAAGTAGTGCCGTGCATCTTTAGAAAAGAGACTGCTTGCTCACAAGTAGATTTTTGGACTTGAACACCTTTGTACTGTAAAAATTTATCAAAAGACGAAATTTTGTATCTTTATTGATATCTGACCTTTTTATAGATGCATTTGGTATCCGGTCAAAGGAACAGTAGTTGGTCCAGTCAATTCATTGAAAAATTTCTCGCAGTATATGGAATATGTTTTTTTTTTCTGCATGTTATACTCGTGTTCAGAAAGTATGGCTTACGAACAGCAGGGTTTATCCATTACTGAACATGTTTTTTCACCCTGGGAACGTTATTCCACGTCTTCACCGGCTTACGGTGGGCGCAGAATGACCGCAGTCGAGTTTCAGAGACTATTTGGCAACGAACTGTTTGTACCATCCGTGCCAGCCCCGAGGCCATCGCTTAACAGTGTTGTGCCAGCCACTCAAAGCCAGTTCTCAGCTTTGAGTTCTTGAGAGCGCAACATGCAATGATATGCCATGGTGAGCTTTGAATCAAATCAAGTCCCAATGTGTGTATGAGTTGGTCTCTGCCGACTGCCTGTGGTAAATCCTGCTTGTTACCCAAGACCAAAAATGGTTTTCCTGCCAGTTCTTTGTTGGCAACCAATGCATGCAATTCGTCTCTGGCCAGTTCTAATCTATCAATATCATTCGAATCCACAACGAATGCAATACCACTTGCTTGTTCAAAGTAATGTGGCCACAGTTCTCTAATTTTTGTCTGACCGCCGATGTCCCACATTTTAATGTTGACATTGCCCATTTTAATTTCTTCTAAATTGAAGCCCAGTGTTGGGATGGTATATTCAACTGGTTCTTCCAATTTCAATGCATATAGTACAGCTGTTTTACCAGCATTGTCCAAGCCTAGAATGAGTATGCAACTGTCTCGCTGAAACGAAGCCCACAGTTCTTCCAATTTTGTAAAGAGTAGACCCATTTCAAAATCCGATACGTAGTTAAATACTAAAAAAATACATCTGAATTTATATTTGTAAAAAGTGTTTTGTCGTTTTGGGACAATAAAAAAGCAGTATATAAGACCCAATGTTTCTAATAAAATGTCATACGAAGATACAACAAATCTCAGCTCTGTCGGTACTGGAAGTCCTAATCATGCACTGCAACCATTCTTTGGCTCTGTCGAACCACAATATTCCAAAATGTTAGCCGAAGATAAGTTCGCTCACGAAACTTTTAATTTACCTAAAGCCTATGCAGGTAAAAATAAGCATCTCGAAACAGTCCTTGATTACCTCATTACTGAAGATGATGCCTGGTACACTTCTGATGTACTCCCATGGGTGTTGACCGAAGACCTCTCAGTCAAGTGGGATATCTTTCGCTTCAATAAAACGTTGATGGACCTCGAACCTCACCAAGGTGTTCCTCGATATGTGACTGCTGAACGTGAATCCAGGTCGGACCGCTTAGTTCGCAGAGGTCTGGCCTTTATCATTGAACATGGTTTTTACAAAACCGACCAAGGCAGACAACATTACCTAATGAATTTGCGTCAAATTGTAGATTCTGTCAACGAAACAGCGTATCACGGAGTTATCCACGCCCTCTTGAGTTGCAAGAACCACTACAAAGAATGGGATAGACAACATGGTTCTACTGTCACCCGTCCTGGCCAGCTGTTGCGTCAACAGCGGCGTCGCTGGGCCGTCGTTCAGAAACAGGAACGTGGTCTGTACTTGTTGGATGCCGAATTGAAGGACCAGATGAAATACGAAGGTGTCAGTCCCAATGTGTGGATTCTGCCCAGTAAAATGTCCATTTACGTGACCATGGTGCCGTCGGCCGAAGTCGAATTCTATCGCAAAGGTGCAGGTGCAGCTGACAATCTCGAAAAGGGACCAGGAAATTTGCTCTCCTTTCGTGGTAGTAAAGTCTTTGAAACACGCCCATTTGATATTGATTTCATTGGTGAACCACGTGACTTGCTAGTCAGAGAGCGTCAAATTGGGGAGTTCTTTGTGTTTCCAGCCGACGGTGCAGGTGAACAACGTGATATCTTTATCTATTCGATGGATACCGACAACTTTGAACGCATGGAGTTTACAAAATGCAAAGCGATTGCAGTCAAAAATGCTCGTGCTGCAGGTGTAGACACCTCCGGAGCAGGAACTGTTCTATTGCTACGTCCGTTCCAGACCTACAATATGGCTTCGGCCATCTTGATGAAAGGCGGACTCGACACTGGCTTTACTGCCCACGGTCATCACGATTTCATGCTCACAGATGATGTCATCCATAAAGTTCACATTGGTCATTATACCTTTTACCATAAATCTGTTGTCAAACAGCCTAAGAACATCATTCTTGCAGAAGATATCTTTGCACATTCCTATGTGTCTGGAGAAGGCAGCAATTGCTTTGAAGGTGCTGGAGATGCTGGTTCTTTTCTCTCGGAAATTGCACAAGATTCGTTCTCACGTGATATTATCCCACTGTGGATTCCAGGTACCGGTAAACCAGAGATTCAAAACCCACTGGACATTAGCGGTCATTATTCGAACCAAGTACTCAATATGGGTAACACTACTCTGTCAGCTGACGGTGAGCATTATCCTGGTGCTGATGCGTACAGTTCGGCTCTTGGCTTTGACCGTCTTCAAAACTACGGCAATCCCGACAACTTTTTGGCACCTGTCCGCCATCTCAACACTGTCTGTTTCCAGGGACATCAACTGTCCTACGACAGTAAGAAGGATTCGTTTACCAAACTTACAATGAATACAGGTCACTGGGGACCTAACGTCTACCCAGGTTGTCGCTCAGTGCGCAACGGTGAGAACGCGTTCCTGAAAGACATGGAGTATGAAAAATATCGTGTCGGGGGTCAACTTAGCTAAACCATAACAACAAAACCTAACTAAAATTAAATTACTATAAGCCATCAACAAACCATAGTGACTATAAACCGATCGCCAACACATTTTATACATTTAGCACCTGATGAAAAGTTTCCCTGCAGTAGTTGACTATTCAGTTTCCGAATACTTATCGACTCATTCTTTTGTAGCATTTCGTTCTACGTGTAGCGTTCATTACCACGACCAAGAAGCATGGCTGCGACGGGCGAAGTCACTCCCTGTCAATGTGTCTTCGCTCAGCATGCGTGAGAAGCTGGCGTTGCATCATTTGTTACAATGGGCGCTGCAGTTTGAAGAGCAGATTGGTTCAGATGTCTGGTACCAACGAATAGTAGAATGGCTAGAACACAATAGTTCCATACGAATAATGCATTCCTTTTTTGCAAATCAGAAAATTGTGAACATTGATTTCACCAATCTGACAACACGGCGAAAATTTCTGTGGCAGCGTAGCCACTATCGAGGACTATATAAGAGAAAGAGATTTTCAATAGATGAAGGAGGCCTCAAACGTAGTAAAATTCAAAGTCACTAATCTTCACAGCTATTTTGCTGAAAATGTCTTTGCTGTTTTCTTTCTGTCTGTACCAACAGAACCACCAATGTTGACCGTTTCTGACACAACTCCGAACCAACAATCTCTGCAGATGTTGGACAAGTCTTCAGAAATTGCTTTTGTGTGTCAATTGTTCTGCAGTCGAATGAACGATGACAACCAGAGTGTGAGCCAGTTTTTGGGGTCGTTTGCAGTGGATATGTCGCAATGTCGACCAAAGAAATATACATTTGATGTTCATGATGCTTCGACTCGGCCACCAGTCTGTACAGGTCAGGTCTCAATCGAATTCAACTGTCCAGCACCAGCTTCCATGTTGTCAGCTCCTTTGACAGTACACACCATGCAAAATAATACACACGTACAATTGGCAGAGGCCAGTGAAGCTAATTTGACATGGATACAAGGATTTGGAAAAAATGGCCTCATGTCAATTGTAGAGGGATTGGACAGGGTCCATTCTCCCTATTATACAAATCATCTTGGAACGACGATGCCGTCCGGAGCTTTTTGTCTCATACCCACTTGCTTAGGTTGTCACAAAGAAGCGGCGCTGCGTACACACAAAGAACAACTGCAAGTGGCATTGGCCAGAAATGTCATCTCCGAAAACACATTCGTCGACAACATTAGTGATATGCTGACCTCAGGCAATGTCAAGTCGAAACATCTCCGCTGCTTGGTAGCAATCTCAGATGCAGTCACAATGCATGCACAGGTGAGCATCAACTATACTCCTGATGTCCGATTAACGCCGACGCCAGTGGGTACCGAACGATGGGAAATTCCCCGAGAACCTACTGCTGACGGCGGCAGCTCTTTTACTGGTGACTGTGAAGATTTTGCTAGGGAAGTATATCAACAATGTAAAGAAATTGTAAAGTGGGTGCAGCCAGGGACAGCAGATATTTTGTCAGCTATGTCGGCAGTATTGCATCTTTATGTTCCCACTATTGAACAAGGTGCTGTGGATTCCAGTGCTCACAGCAAATATATCACCTACGATGCTCCCTATCGAAATCATATCTGGGCAGCACTACATCCACGAGATGCTTGGCGAAGCAAGCTACTTGTTCACAATTGTTCTTTAACAACACTGTACGAAAAATGGCCCAAAGTTGCCTGTGAATCGAAATTGCCACTGCTGCATCTAGAAGGCACTGGTCAAGTATATCCAGTAGTGACCAATCGAAATCCAGGATATGTTGTCAAAATGCATCGTCTCGTACAACAATTACACTATCCTCAACTGGATTCAGCAACAACGCCTGACATGTCGCTGCAATGTGAACATTCTTCCACTTTTTACAAATATGCCATAGCCTGCATGACAGATGTTTTTGCTGACCAAGGATTTCTGGATTTTACATATATTACAAACAATACATACGGATGTTCCATCTATGAATGGGCTCGCGGCAACTACCATTTTGTACCGTCCACAAAACACTCGAAAGACACAATGAATACTATCAAACAACTAATCAAATTAGAAAGACCCATCTTTCCCATCACAGAGAGGTCTTCAATACAACAGAGACCCCGGATAGATAACGGCTACTACGTACGCTTTGGTCAAAAAACAGCTTTTGACAATATACCGAAAGAAGCATTGACAGGTGAGTATACAATAGGTAGTCATAAATGGTACGAAATCTACTTTCGTATTGTTCGTAATGTACAAGAAACAGATTGAAAGAGAGACAATACTATTAACATTACAATTTCCGTTCTTTACTATCGCTTGCAATCTCCGCGACCGGTGGCTCACCGTGGTTTTTGAAGCTTGAAGTGCGAGTCGGACTTGGGGTCAAAATCAAAAGCGGGCTGGGTGTAAAACTTCAGTAATCCATTCCGTCTATCCTGTAATAAAAGTTTATGATAATCGATGAAATGTCGCAGATCTTTACCACCATTGTCCAGAAACCTCATGATGTCCAATCCCATTCGTGAATTTTCCTCAAATGTCTGTTCATCCTTAAGGCACTCGCGTAAAATGCGGCGGCGAGACAATGAGTTTCCATTTGAGTTCAAAAACATTGAGGAAACGGTGTTTGGTGGGTCAGGTTCGAGGGCGGGTGAATCCATACCAAAGTTAATAGCGTACACTCTTTTGCCATTCGTCATATAGTTACGTATATTCGTTTCATTTCGTTTCACTCCGGCTTTATTGAATAAGTGGACAAGTGCGACCAGTTGATACTGGATATAGTCTGGGATTTCTTTAGGGTATGCGGTTAGGAGTTCGGATTCTAATTTTGGCATTGCGATTGTGAACAATTCATCATCAAAACCATAGATGGGTGGTGCCCCTTGAGGTTCCACCATTGCTAACTTTTGTTGCAATTTGACTTCTTGTGTAAGCATAGCTTTCATCATTTGGTTGCATCGAATGCGTATCCCTTCAAAATAATCCCCACCTACACCTTTTTTCTCTGCGGCTTCTTTAATATCCTGAAACTCCATTTTCAACAGTTCATCTTCATAACCAGCTCCAGGAAAAATTGCTTTGACGATTTCTTGGCGTTGTTCCACCAACAGATTCCATTTTTCGCGTGTTCTCTGGCCTCCGACATTTTTTAGCGTGTTATTACCTACAGAAAGCAAATGTAAAGTTTGCCATCGAACAAAACTTATTTCACGTTCTTCGTCGTCAATAAATCCAGCATTCATTTGTTCAAATTCGAAAAAAAGAGAATCTGATTCTTCATATTCAAATTGCTTTATCAGACTGTGGTATTTCTTCACTGAGACATGATCGCCTCTATGGTACTGAATTTCTTTACCTGTAGAGGCGACCGAGGCGATTGAACCGTGCAAATCGGCACTACTGTTAAACTGGATTGTGCCGATTTTTTCAACCGACGCGCCAGAATCGTGTTTGTCGAATTTGACAGCAGGAATAATACCATATTTTGTTTCGGAAGGTGCAAATTGATGATACATTTCAAAAATAAAACAGACACTAAATAGTAACAAAAAAACGATTTTGATGAATGTTTTTGTTCAATAGTTAAAGCCATCCACCGGCTCAGTATATGGACACTATTTAAAGGCGGATAGGTCGCATCACAATGTATCGTCAATTTTCTCTTCCAACTAACAAGAAAGAAAAGAAAGATGATACAAAACCACCCACTGTTCGTATGACGTTTCTCTCAGAACAATTTTATAAACGGGCGAAAACATCAGTCGTGACCATTGGCCTCGGGGAGCACGAGACGAACCAAGAAAATGTCGAGACAATGGACATTGGAGTCGAAACAATGCAAGTACGACCGTACAATGGGGAAAGTTATTTAGAAAGTGGCGTTTCGGCGATTCAACTCGACCCCCGTATCCGTTTTCGCCTATTACAGGGTGGTTTTTTTGTTGACGAAGTCAAGAAAAACAATTTCAAGACGTGTATGGAAAGCTATATCTCGCGCCTGTATGCACGTTCAGAAGGTAGAAATGAGACAGAATTATTTGTCGTCGTCACGACAAATCCCATATACAGGATAGCCGGGTTGTCACCGGACGAACAGGGAACTGCAATTGCTGCCAACCCGCTGCTGCATTTAGATTACTTTTCGGACGAGCTTGCTTATTCACAGCAAGTCGCGCGTGACCCCGAATGGCACCGTCAAAACAATGTTGAAATGGATAACCAGTTTTACCCAGACAAAAAAAATCTTATCGACGTGGTAAATGTGTGGATTCCTCTAACATCGGTCAGAGACTACGCATTGGGATTTTTACCTAGTGACTATTACGAAGACGCAGACCTTGTAAAAGTGAGGCTATTTGGTGGCAGTGTGGCGGCGAGCGTCGACAGTAAACACATACGGCCTGGGGCAAAAATACACTTTGCCCCAGATATAAAACCCGGTGACGCGTATTTTTTTCGTTCGGCGGGCGTGAATGGAAAAAGAGGTGTTTTGCATGCGGCATTTCATCCGCCTGGAGCAACTCCATCATTGCGCAGGTCTGTCGAGTATCGGGCACTCATTTTTGAACGCAAGGGTAAAAATATACAAGCACGAGACGATGACAAAGTACAAAATGCTAACGATGCGGCAAAAAATCTGCATGACCTTTTTCAATCCGAAGTGGTTCAACTTTCGGACATACAACGCGCATTTGCGACGTTCCCGACCGATTCTAATCACGCAAACTATCTAAAAGGGCGCACACGTGAAGTTCTGGAGGCTCTCGCAAAATCATGGCCGCGTGAATGGCAGCAGCCCGTCGACGGTACAGCTCTAAAACAGGACGTGCGAGAAATCAATGCCCCTGCGAACCCTGTTTACGGCCTGCCAGTGGACATGAAGGATTTTCTCAAAGGCTCAGACTATCTACCACACATTGTTCACGTCGACGACTCCAGTTTTATTCACAATTGCAGGGAAGAAACCGAAGTCAGCCGACTGACTCTCGGTGACCTCCAGAACGTTACGAATAAATTTGGCGTTATTGAATTGTTTAACGGGTTTGTCGACGACTTGGCGTCTTTTCAACCTGGAAAACCCATGTCGTTTAACGGGGTTAAATTCCACAGCCAAACTGGCGTTCCTGTCGATTATTTTCAAATTCGCGAGCAGGTGAGTGTAACACGACCTGATTATTTATGGCCAGAATCGAACATTGCCGACGTGATTTCGCCATTGCGCACATCCATTCAAGCAGATGTGGCCGCGATGTTTGAAGGTTTGAAAGCGGCGCCGTTTTTCCACCCTTTGCCCAATGAAAAAGAATATTATTTTACGGTGGAACTGTTCGGCGGTGGCATTCCCTCCAATTTTCATTTTTGGCATCAAGACAGAAGTATTTTGTTGTCGCGAAACGCCGACATCGAAAGCAAAGACCGAGAAAGAATACCGTTTTCATATACTGGGTTTTTATATTATAGTGGAATTCCGTCATGGTTTTTGGCTGGTGGGCGTGCCGTCAATGCGATTCAATATTTCGAGCCAAAAGATACATTCCGTGCTCTCGGTGTGTGGTTTCAGTCAACACCTTTCCATTCAGTACCCGTTCCTGACGAAGTCGATGCCGTGAACGGGAAATCCAAGCGATTTTTCTTGCGTTTCAGGATTGACGAGGTGAGTAAAGACATACAGGTACCCGACCGAAAGTTGGCATCATTTATGAATGACAGGTTTCAACGTTGGAAGCTTGGTCTCACGCCTGCTGGGTTCCTCATCACTCCTGAGGAACGCCACCTGCGACGTGGACATTTGCGTACACTGAGAAGTATTTTGGAAGAACGCAATGCCTTACGGGGCCACGCAAGTTTGTAATTTGTATAGATATAATCACAAACTATTTCGTTTTGATACATCGGATATGACTTTCACATTGACTGTATAAAGCGTGCCATTTTGGTTTCAATATGTACCACAATTTTGTCTCCGAACATCACGATTTTTTGCAGACGGAACCGAAAAAAGAAGTAGACGCCAAGCGACAAGCGCCACAGATTGAAACAAATATGTAGTTCTTATGAAAATCGTAAAGGCAAGCCTTGTCAAATAGCACTATGGTCGAAGAGTATGTTAGGCAAAGACTCCCTGACCCGGTCGCTGAACTGGTGTTGAACACCTCGCCAACTCCACAGACAGCTCGTCTTTTTTGTGCTGGCTACACAGCCAATGTTTCAGCATTGGACCAGAGCTCCGTTGAAACACTGCTCGATGACCCAGACTTGTGGTTGATGGGGACAACGGAAGCACAAAAACGACAAGAGTGGTTGGAAGAAGCCTATCCCAAACATATTGAGTATGCTCCAGAGATACAAAAGTCCATTTTGGTTTGTGGCAAATGTAAAAAAAGAACAGTTGACTATTATGAAAAGCAAACACGCGGTGCAGATGAACCCATGACCGTTTTTGCCCACTGTCTTTCTTGTGGTAAACGATGGACTCAGTGACCGTTTGCGAAAAAAAGAATCCAGTCTTGTAGGACATTGAATACTATTAAAGCATCTTTATAGAACTAAATGTTTACATTTCCCTTTTTACTAATATACAGAGCCACTGTGGCCTGTATTCCGCGTTCTCTCACTTTCCGTCATACAGTACAATCAGACCCGTTTGATGTCCAATTGTCGAACAACCGCTACAAAAATGGTGGTTGGTATACATCACCATCTTCCAAATATATATCGACTAGAGAAACCTTTTTCATTGTGATGGCATTGCGTTTGCAGAATCGTGACATAGAGTATGCGGCAGAATATGTTGTCCTATTGTCCAAGTATATGTCATCGGAGGGCCAAGTACCTTGGAGATTTTCTGAATCATGGTCCGGAAATATAGTAGCTGACTATGACAATAATGGTGTCCCTGTAGTAGATGCAAATGCACAATTCATCATTATGGTTAGTTGGTTGTACGAATCAAAACCAGCTCTGTTAAAAAAACTGTACTTGCACACCCGACGTGCCTTCGAGTGGTTGGAAACATTTGTCAAAGAAGACAGTTTCTATGAACCACCAGGAGCATCGTGGGAAAGTTCGAGGAAACACGATGGTTACTTGTTGACATCGAATGTTTTTTTCTGTCAGACCATTCGTGCTTTGGAGCTTATTTGTATCAACCAACGCGACACGGTTCAACAAAATGAATTGGCAGACTACCACACTCGTTTCAAAACCAAAATACAAACCGAATTATACACAACACAGGAAGTACTACCACGAATTCTAGCGGTGTATTGGAACATTGTCCCTGGAAATTTTTGGCGTTCTTTTAATCAGGAATTACACTATCCGATTCCCTTATTTTTATCTGGACCAGTCGCACCAGAAACTACATGGGAAGCGTGGATGTATGGTATCGACGACCAACACACTACCTTAATCTATCCTTGGCTTGGATTTTTGTGGATAGCATTATTGTGTCAGCGTCATCAGACGGAAACTGCCTCCGATTGGTGGAAACTCTACGACGAATTTCATTCTAAAATGTCGCTGTATGACATCTACAGTCCGGACAACCTGCTGCCAATCTGTCGGGCTTTTGTCAAAAGTCAAGAGTCTCATTCGCTGACACTAGCCATGTACCAAGCAGCCTCGCACGGTCTTCTCAGTCAAAGACATCTTCAATATCAAGACGTGTAAGACATGCAGAGCAGACAGGACAGTTTTTTGCGGCGTTTAATGACGGTGTCAGACCATGCCCCACTGCTTTGACAATCGACTTTGGAGACACTGTTGTGTCCGCCACAAAACACTGGCACCACCAGACAGCAACTGTTATTGCAACCATGCCTGTTAGGACAGGTGTCCACCGAAACACGTGGGGAAAGCGATAAAAACAACGTACATACCATAGGAGTATCGATTCGGCAACAATACCCACGGCACGAGCAGCGACTGCCTGTTTCAAATACACATGTGTTTTTCCTACTGCCTTGTTTGACTGTTCAAAGTAGACATATTCAGCCAACAGTTTGAACAGTATCAGTACCGACAGTGTATCTGGATAGCGAAGCAATCCAACGGCTAATACAGCAACATAGTACCGCGGTACGACGACTGCACCCACTGCGCCAACTGCACACAACAGAGACGAGTCTCCAGCAACAACTAACATAACCAGGACACCTGACCAACATTGCCAGACGCTACAGACAAGTTTTGGCCGGTAACCATGCTCTGCCACTAGTATTTGCAATAGTGCAGTAGTGAACAGAACAACAGACCATAAAATATCTTGTTTCTGTGTAAGCGTTTGGATAGAGAGTACAGAGGACAACGCCAATGTGGCTGTGAGCACAGCTGCGCATTGACACCAGACAGCAGGCTTGTCAAACATTCTCGAAACAGAAATTAACATTTTTATAGAAAAAGATTGAGTTTATTTTTGCATTTGAACAATAAAAAACTATTTAATAAGCACCGATTTAAGAATAATGCAAGTGAAAACTAGCCAAACTGCTTCAACTGTTAGTACCATTGCCAATGTCATAACAGCCTTTTGCCTTATGGTCTTGACCATATCCCTTGTTGTTGGTGGTGTTTGGACAGCCAACACTGTGACAACGTTGCAACATACCTACCATCCAGATAAAATATCAAGCATGATTAATGACATCTCTGATACAGTCCATACTTTACACGCTACTACACACATGCTCAAATCAGGCAAAGGTCAGCTTGATATTTTAACAGATATTCACAATCTGGTTAATGGCATTGAAGATTTATCAGTGGCACTTAACAAATTACCATTGGTAGTTCAAGAATCTTCAAACTGGAGAAATATGTCTGTTTATGCATTAGGACATTTCAAAGACATGATTGCGGCATTATAATAGTAAATATCCAAGAATAAGTCCCAAATTAAAGCACCCAAGTTTTCTTCTTCGATGTGTGCTGACCACATTGGCCCAATCCAATTCAATCTATATCTGTGTATTTCTCTACATGGATTGTGCAGATATTGTCGGATTACAAATATTCGTTTTAAAAATTGCATGTACAACAATAAATTTGACAATGTTTTAGTTTCCTCCGCATTACAGACAGCATTCCCGTGAGCTACTATCGAATAACATCTATTTTCGTCATCGGTGCCGGGTGGACTTGAGAAACGTTCAAAATAGGTATCGATGGTCACACCACATTGGCAATATATCTGGAACACTACTTGATTACGTATATCGGACAAACAAAAATGTCCCACCTGACATTCATTAATAACTTGGGCAATAATGGCGGCAGCTGCACTCCTTGGACTTGATGTCGTAGGATGTTGTACCGCCTGTATCATCATTTTTTTGATAACAGAACGAAAATCATTCGTTTTGTTTGCGAACTCAGTTTCCAATGCCTGAGTGAAAAAATGTTCCATGATATTTGCAGGATTTGTGTCTGAAAGATTTCGAATACTGCTGTGAAGTTTTTGGAGTTGTTCCCGCCACAGAAGATGTCCTGGAACATCAAGTCTTGTGCTAGTGCCAGTAATGCCAGTGGCCATGTCATCATCTGTGGCAATGCTATATAGAAGAATGTTTGAACTTTGACTGGATTTGGCAAAACAGCAGTATAACTGCCATCATTTTTAAAAAAAATGCGGATGATTCCGAAGATAATTCTGCAAGTTCTGATTTCGTTGTCAATGGTGTCAAGTTGCCCAGTGACGCATGAACAAGTCTGGACTTGCATAGTCAGTGACCAATGTATTGACAGTATCAGTTTGCATCGACAAACACAGGCCAAATCGTCCACCAAATCGTTTGCGTTGAGACGGCCTTATATTTTAGCCGTTGAAGGCGGACATTACCACCGGCTCTTTTCGGACTGCGACACCAATAAAGATGGATGTATTGATATGGAAGATATCAGACAGTCAGAGACCTGTGAGCGCCCCTGTATGTGGAGACAAACAATGTATGACCTCACATGCTAATGCCAGACTTCAAAAAAAGTTGAACCACATCCACAGACTGAACATTTGGATTGGAACCAGACACGAAAAAAGTATTTGAAATTGCCTCCTGTCAAGTTACACTGTTCAATGTTGGCAGAAGATGCTATTAAAGCAGCGGTTGTCAATGTCCGGTCACGCTCGTAGTGAGCCTTTGTTACGGATATAGGATATCAAGAATATTTTAGTTTATTTTCTTTAATCTGACAAACAAATATTACGACATCAATTTACCTATATATAAGTATTAATGTTTTTTTTGTATATGTTCCATTTATTTGCACCAAGTGAAGCAAAATGCGCCGAAAAGATGGAAAATATAACTCTCAGTATGAAACAAATAGATGACCACAAAAAAATCGTCCGACATCATAGAGAAATAGTAAATCAAAATCTTATGTTATTAGTTGCTTCCATTGCTAGACAAATTAAGAAATACAAGGAAAAAAATTCACGCAGAAACAAGATAAAGTGCGAAGAAAAACTACAGGCATTACAAGAAGCGTTGCTGGGTACGAACAATGGAGGCATAGGCGTTTACTGGGGTGTACAGTCTGAAACACCAGGAGGAAATTCAAGCAAGTCTGATTACATTCTTCCACAGCCCAACCTCGGTTTTTTGGTTACGGGTGGTGGTAGTAAAACGGACAGATTTGTTGGAAATGTATTTTATTGGAAATTGCCTGAAAGAGAAGTAGAACTTGCAGTTGGTATGATCGTTGGTGTTATAATAAAGTCACAAGACAAAGAGACTGGATATGTTCGTCATACAATGAAGCATGGCCTATATTATGTGACTCGAACGTCTACTGGTTTACACGATGAAAATAAAGTTCCTATTGTCGATTCTGATGGAAAGAAAATTAAGTTTGCCAAAATGAAACGATTGTATGTAAATCGTACATTTCAAACAGATAACTTATCATAACTTAGGGTACGTTCTACATCCCGTTTGACACGCTTGACGCTGCCATATCACAAGCTATCAGGACATAGATAGCCGACACACTGGGCAATTGTTGTGGGCTACCAGCCACCGATGTATGCAATTTCGATGAAATGAATGTGCACATGGCAATGTGTTCTCGTAAAAAAATAAGTATAAATACCCACATTTTTATTATATTACTATGAACATTTTCAAAATATTTATCAGTCTATCATACTTGACACTAACAAAATCAGAGGTTTTAAGTTGTGCGCAGCTGAAAACCAAATTTGGAACTGAATGTTCCAATGCATGTAGTAATTCAGCTGACACCATGACAACAGCTTGTGACAATCAATTTACGTTGTACAACATTCACTGTAGTTGTGCCGTTGATAATCCAGCTTTTGGCTGTACAACCGAGGGAGCATCCAACTACGACTCCACCGCCACCGTGGACGATGGGTCGTGCGAAACTTGTGATACGGCATTCACGCTCACTGTTGAAGCAATAAGTCCTGTGGGAGGAAGCAGTGGATTGACTTACCGTTTTTATGTCGACATGACAGAAGGTGAAAGCATATTACAAGTATTTGGTACCTACGATTATCCTTTAAAGATTAATACTCCCGAAGGAGCGTTTAACCCTGTTAATTCCTTTAACTTTAACTCACAATGGGTTCCTAATTGGAATGCTGACAGTGTTAACCCTGTTTTCTTTGATTATTTTCCAACTATTCAAGATGATACATATGCTACGATCGGTATCGGTGTCATGGGTGCTACAGACTTGGCCATAGTTGACACTACGGATGCAGACGGGAATTTTTCTTCATACTTTACTACAAATGGAGCGACTTCGCTGTACAGCAACAATGTAGGTTGGTTTGCAGGCGATGTAGGTAGACGCGGACCGGATGCGAACAATCGTGTTCTGATTCTTCAGGTAACGACTACTGGTGATATAACCGGTACGCTTAATTACATGGTTGATGACAATATTAATGTCCTCCCAGTTGGCTTCAGTGTGGATTTTGATGGAGTGGGAACTTATTGTAGATTGCCTATAGAAGGTGAGATCGAGCACTTGGCGACAAATTTGCCGTAGCTTGTGTTAGGGCAACAACTTCAGATGCGGAAGCATTAACTGCTTGTGACGATGCTAATTTAATGGAAGAAAAACAATTAGCGAGTGGTACTGCTGCCACCATAACTGACATCGTTGAGAAAGGACGGGCCAAACGCGAAGCAGTCAAAGAACTACTCAAATATGGATTGAAATCATATGGTGAAGACGGAAGTCTTGCCGATATTACTGTCAAAGCGACAAAAGTGGCTACATTATTGAAACGTAAAGCAAAAATGTTTAATGATAAAAAACAAGCGGTAGCCGAATACATCTGTGACAAAATGAAAGCAGCAACCGGAACGAAGGCAGAAAAAAGAACCAAAATGAAGGTTGAACTCAAGCGTATTTCAGATGCCAAAGATGGAAGTGGACGCCGTCTTGCCGATATTACAGATGAAGAACTGGATGCTGCACTTGATATGGGTGCCAAAGACATTATTGATATCATCGACGATTGTGACACTATTGACAGAGAAACCTGTCGCACTGAAGCTGAAGTCACTCTTAAAACTGCTTTGGGCTGTAAAGTAAAAGCAGTACAAGCTAAAAAGAATCAAATTGCGAAACTCATTGCTGCTCAAAAAGGTGCCGATATTCAAGCTGCGGAGGATGCCAAAACCGCGGAAGAAAAATTGACCGCTCCCGTGAAAACAGAAGAAGAAATTCAAGCTCTTATGAAAACTAAATTTGAATCGGTTGGTGGTGTCCCAGGTACTTTTGACGCATACAAAGCTGAAATTAACAAAGTAAAGGATGCATATCTTTCGAACACAGAAATTGTCATCAAGAAAAAACAATCGATTGATATCGTTGTTGCATATGCAGGTGCATGTGTCGATGCTTCAGACACCACTATTAAAATTACATTAGAAGCTGCCGATACAGAGATGGACATTGAAAAGGTCGGGACTCCAACCTTAGATACCAACGATCACAAATGTAAATCAATCTATCGTGCAAAGAGAAAAACAGGTAACACAGCTGACACGGGTGACGAGTGGTCGGTCATTGCTGATACATATACCGCTGTCACTACAACTGGACGTCGTTTAAATGGACGTCGTCTTACAACTATGGAGGCATCTGCAGACCAAACAACAGAAGCTGATTCACAAGAACAACCATCAGAGACAACAACAGTAACCCCAATCAATCCTTCAACCGAAGACAGTACCGATAGCCCTTCTACAACTACTGCTACTCCACCCTCAGACAGAAACACTACATTGTCAGGCGGAGACATTTCGGAAGGACACCCCGTTAAACTCGGCATGGTCACAGCTCTCATAGCGGTCAATATCGTCTCATTACTATACTAAAACAACAAATTAAACAACAAATTAAACAACAAATTAAACAACTTATCCTTCTTTTGTACTAATTCTGTTCTAGATTAATTTGTTGTTTTTAATTATCGTTTTCATCTGGACTTCCATCATAAATTACTCTAAATTTGGTCTTGAACCAGGTCATAATTCAGGCATTGGACCAGAGAATGTTTCCGCCTCCGTTTCAGTTTCCGTTTCTTCGGGCACCGCAGGTTTTGACCACCAATTTCTCACAACTTGTTGTACACTGGGCAATGTGAATTGCTGAGCTGCCCATACACCAATAACAGCACCAAAAAGAAACTCCAGCATTTTTCTTAAGTTTTGAGCTTTATGTATACACCAGGAGAAATAAAAACTGGATTTTGCTAGCCAGATATATATATATTGGAGTATTTATGAGCAGCGTCTTCACAAAATGTCAAACATTGAATATCAATACATTCACATTTTACAGACTATTCTCCAACATGGAAACTGTCGAGAAACTCGCAATGGTAATGTCCTCTCAGTCTTTGGGTTGACACTAGAATGCGACCTTAAAGATGGATTTCCACTACTCACATCAACACTTTTTCCGTGGAATTGTTGAAGAGCTTGCATGGTTTTTGCGTGGTTCCACAAATGTACAAGAATTGAGAGACAAAAAAGTTCATATTTGGGATGGTAATTCTGAAAAGAATGGGTATGATGCAGGGCCTGTCTATGGTTTTCAATGGAGGCATTTTGGAGCAGCATACACCGATTGTTCAGCAGATTATTCTGGACAGGGTGTGGACCAAATTCAAACAATTCTCGATTTATTGAAGAATGACCCGCATTCGAGGAGAATAGTCTTGTCTGCATGGTGCCCTGCACAACAGTCACGCATGTGTTTGCCACCATGTCATGTCATGTACCAATTTTATGTTGAAGCAGATGGGCGCCTGTCAGTGCAAATGTCGCAACGTTCTTCTGATGTGTTCCTCGGTCTGCCTTTTAACATTGCTTCGACAGCTCTGTTAGTGCATCTGATTGCTCATCAGGTAGACATGGAAGCTGGGAGAGTCATCATTCGAATTGGAGATGCCCATATTTATGAAGAGCACATTGAAGCATCAAAGACACAAATAAGTCGTGGCATTGTTGGTCTTCCAGAAATAACAATTGCTCGCCCACAGAATGATGACTTATGGGGGGTAACAACAGAGCAAATAACATTACATAATTACTGTCCACAACCGTCCATTAAAGCCAAAATGAAAGCTTGATATTATTGTTTTTTTGCTTTAGCTTCTACTGTTTTTTCTACTGCCAACGAGATATATCCCAGCGATGTGTATGTATACATCGCTAAAATAATCAATTGAATACTGGTCTGGACTGCAACAACAGTCAGTTTCAGAGTAATGTAGCTGATGGTCAGAAGCACCAGTCCGGCTACAATATTGTCTAACCACATGACATTATAGCATTCAATCCAAATGTCATCGATTGGTTCTCCTTGATAGGCACTGAGTGCCAATTTACCAATGACCGAATCGAACGAGAAAAGACCCCATTCCACAATAGTAGTACCAACTTCAGGCATCTTCCACCGTACCCAAAATATCGCAGGCCAAAAAATAAAGTATTCCTCCATCAATGTTGGTAGTGTCAATTGACCAACTACTGTTGTATTCGAAATATACTCGGCACAATTCAAATACGACTGCGAAATGTTGAGAGATGCGAGCGACCCATTGCTGAGTGTCTCAGCTGCTTTGTTAATCTCGGTAAATTTTTGTGTCCATGGGTCTGCTGCAGCACAAGTCAGACACGTATCCTCCGAGGGATTGATGGCCATATTTGGAAAGAGTTTGTAAAAACATCCAGGGTCCAGACGTGTGTGGTACCAGGCATTGATGTCCTCCACTAATGTGTACGGCGACAATGGAAAGCAGGAAATCATGTATCCATATACTATGTACAAGTACAAATAATTGACGATGATAGCAATCACCAATGTATTGACCAACCAAATCAATGGGATGACTGACCAACTGGTACTGGTCACAATGACCAGAATCGCGATGGCACAGGCAAAAATGGCAGTGTCCATATATTCCAGACGTTTTTCTTGGGTTGTAGTGGTCACAAATATACTTTCTTCCAAATTGCACGAACTGAATAAAATGTAGTCATAGATGTGAAAAAAACTATAGCCAAAGAAGGGAATATAGGTAGAGTCTGTAACCTCCACAAAATCTTTCGACGCATTTAACAATTTGTCGACTTGCTTTAACCATTGTTCTTTGTGTGTCGCATTACCTGTATATTCCCATAAATCAGCGAACAGTAACTCCCAGTCTCTGGCTACGTGCAGTGTCCACCGTGTTTCGTCTGTTGCAACTCCGGCACTTTTTTGTAATTTTGTAAAGGTTGTGTCAAAAAAATCCGAGTTATATTCTGCCAGTTCATTAAAGTAGAGAGAGACATTTTCCAAGATAAAAGGCAGACCATGGTCAGTATTGGTATAAAAATGACTGAGTCCGTTGGCTTGTCGTATGACAGCCTCGACAGCGTTGTCCATAATATTACAGTTTGTACACCATGTTGGTGCTGTACCGTCACCGCGTTCCTTGCATGTCTTGATGGAGGTGACTAACGGCACTTTAAGTTTGCGATGGTGACGTTTACTCAATGCATCCATATTGTGCCAACCACGCAGTATCTTGCGTTTCAATTTACCAAATGTTCGCGTTGTATGTGTCGAAGTTGCGTCATGACGGCCGACGGAGGCCCACCACTCGTGCAGGTGTTGGCTAACGTCTAGCATGGCATCTTTTGCCTGATACACTTGCTGTGTCATGTCACGTCGTGTCCATTCTGAGGAGGCTGTTTCAGCAGTGGTCTTAAATGTAGAATATGTCCTCCAAATTCGTGCTGTCTCACTTGGATTTGCCTCATTGTCGTACTCGGGGTCCATAAAACTCAAGCTGGTCTGAACAAAATTGGTTAGTTTGAAAGTATGAATCAAATTCCCACTGAAAGAAGTCAACGTCTGAATCAGGTTGATGTACAAATCGGCATCGATTCCTTTTTCCAACATGAGAAGGCGCACTTTGCCCCACTCTCTGTCCTTTGCCATCACATAATGTTCTAATATCAGCTTTGCGGCTTTGAGCGACTCGAAAGCCAGCATGTATTTGCGTTTCCAATTGTAAAAAATATCAGTGGGAAATTTGTTGGAACCAAGCAACAATTGTACTTGAATGCCTAAATATTTGTATTCAATGCACTCCAACCAGGTTGCCTTTTCTAATGGTCTTAGTTCATTATAGGTGTAGACAGCTGCATCCTTCATAAAGTGGTCACAGACGGAGCTTCCGTTCCATTCTAATGTTTCCGCTATTTTCTGAACAATGTCGGGCATGTCCTCGTGTAGACGTCGGCCATCGGTGCCCATTTTTAAACACTCTTGGTTTTTCCAACCAATGGTGGTACCAACAACTTGTAAAGCATCATCAATTGTGGACATGACGCTGTTTAACAGTTCACAGACAGTAGATGCCATTGTCTTCAATATAACACCAAAGCCTTCTTTACCTTCGCCGTTGACAGTGAAAAAATCAAAGACACCACCCAAAATCGTCCACATTTTTTCGATGACAATGAGCTGAATTTTCAGCCAGAGTCGTCCGGCATTTTCAAACATTGGCCCGATGACTTGTTCGTTCCCAGTCAAGGCTGCTGCCAGCTGTAGTACAAGCTCCACCACCTGAGCAAATAACTCTAACAGACCTTTTTTGAGTTCAGCACGCACTGTTTCCAAGATGGACACAATTGAGTCACAAATGTTACCTGCTTTGGGTTTAATTTCATTTAACAGGTCGCGGGTGGACTCCCAAAAATAGATGACTGCCCAAAAATACCCATCGACTATGGTCTCCATTCCAGATGTAAAAGTCTGCATCAGTGTGTCTTTGGTCAACTCTTTAAAGTTCATCACAATAGTAGTAGCCATCTTCCCAATGACAAGGACAGACCGTGTCGACTGTATGTACAAGACCTGCAGGACCATGTTGATATATTTAGCAAAGGCTTTTTTCAACCCAATGCGGACATTCGGAATGAGACCTGCTATCATGGCAGCAATGGCTCCTTGTTGTCGTTCATAATCACACATTCGCGGCAATGTCTCAAAATTAATGTCAGCGTAATTACCAGCAATGACACTGATGCCATTGTGTAGAAATTGTCGGCCAAGGTTCATGCTTAGACGTTTGGAATTGCGTACATACAGTCCAGCGGAACAGAAAAAATCAAACCGTCCCCAAATACGACATCCTGGACGCTTTTCTGGGTCGTTGCTATTGACATCGACAGTGTCAAAGAGTGAAATATCCTTGTAGCGTTCAGAATCGTTGCAAGACCATTCTGGATTTTGCCAAACTCCGTTCACTTCTTGACCAGGCTTGATGGTGCAGCCAGCAGTTGTAGTTTCATCTGGTTGTCTATATAAATCGTGAATGTGATTTAGTTTTGTCTCTGAATTGACAAACTGTCCTGTAAAACTGAGGGTGGGTGTATTAGCTAATAAATACGTCGACTTATCTGCGGCGTACCGCGCGTCGGACGCGAGACTCTCTCCCTTGAAAGCTCTGTCTGCCACATCACAAGTGGGATTGATGGGACCCAATGATACCATATAATCTAAAGCATCTGCAAACGCACCAGTGTTTTGAAACGTCCATTCTATTGTCAATGAATTGCACCAATGCCAAGACACAACCGGAGAGGTAAAACGGTCATCTATCAAATCGCCGACTTCCATTTTCGACACGGACACATCCAAGTCTGGATATCGTGAAATACATTTGCATTTTGAATCCTTTGTCAGTGGCTGCAAATACGAACACATACAGTCAGTAGCGTCATTCGATTTTTTGCAGATTTTTAAAGGGCTAGATGTTGAAGCATATTTTTTGTCTTCGCAAACTGCCCACCGCTTGTTGATTTTTTGTGTTTCTGTCAGTTCACTCCACTTAGAATCAGTTTCTTTTCGATTCGACATGTATTTTTTTTCAATCTGTAAATTGTTCAATCCATGGCCACAATTGACCGGATAATTGAACCAATGACCCGTAATGATATCGTTCCAAGACAAGACTACTCGAGTCAAGACACGCATCGATTCCACCGCTGTACGGGTTAATGGTGGCAGAACCCGAGGAAACTTCAAATATTTTTGGACTACTTCACCATTAGGCCCTTCGATATCTATACCAACACCTTCCATCGGTTCGACAAAGGGTAGTGCATCACCAAAACCAGGCCCCAAAATACCATGCGAAACATGCATAATAAACGCATCCAACGGTGCAAAGACATCAAAAGTCAAACTGGGTTGACCACACCAAGGGTTGTATACTTTACTATCCTCTTCTGCAGTAAATCCGTAATGCATTTCACAATTACATTGACCCCCATCTTGTGTCCAAATCCATCCATCAGTGTTGTGGGGGGAAATGGGCGCGTTCTCATACAATGTATAATCATATGCAGTAGCTGACGTTCGTTCTTGACAGGTGTACACTTTATTACGGGCTATAGACGGACCCTCCCAACGCTGCAGTGTACGAAACATGTTTTGCTCGTTTGAAAAAACACTTTTAGCAAGGAGTTCCACCACAATTCCCCACACAATGAAGGGTAGATTCCAACTGTAAATACCATAGTAATAGTAAGAACAGGCCACGGTTTCGTGCAATGGGACGTTACGATACGTTTTAACGTCTTCTGCCCAGTCACATTTCAGGTCTAACGGGATTGTTTCTTCTTTTAAGATTTGAATGGCGTTGTCTGCATCAGTTACAAAAGTTTTGATGACATAGACAAGCCATTGCATTAGTGCAGCCTGGGCATACACTGCTTTGTGTAGTTGCGACAACGATTTTGTCATAGACCACATCTTGACATCAAATGATGTTTGATGTTTGTTGTCAAAAATAGACATTAAATGCATGGGACCATTGTAGCCAATAGTGGTTAGTGCATGCCACATCGCAACAAAATTATGTGCGCCGATAGTAAAGGGACCTTCCAGCGGACGGTTATTGAGTACAAATGCATTCTTTTCTACTTGGTCACCCTGCTGAGACAAGCCAACACTCAATTCGTACAATATCTTTTCAGCAGATTTGAACAAAATGGAATCTATTGCCAGAGCACTCTCAATCAAATAGCGTTCGTACTTGAAATTAAGACGATATATATCTGGCATCTTTCCTTCGAGAATACTAAAGAACGACTGACCCAATCGCACAAATATTTGATAGTAATTATCAATAGCTGCTACTACATGCGGTTCACGGGTTGCTATGAACAACAGATTGAAGATTAATTCAAAACGATTACAAGCACAAATGGCAACATTTTCCATCATAGATAATGCACGCATACTGTGCCGAATAGTACCCGAAAAATCAAAATCATTTGTCATGAAATTTCCACCAGTTTCTTTATTGGTGGACGAAAATCCAAAGAACCCAGCAGTAGAAGCGGAAAATTCTTTCACTGCCAACGCACCTTCTTCGGTTGCATTCAGAAAACGTCGATGGTTACACTTGACCGCAGTAATGTACCAGGCCTTAAACAATTGCCCGTGCAACACCACAAAAGCATTCACAACTGGGATAAATAAAGCATACACAAGACGAAAGACCTGGAGGAAGGGTGTCACAATGTTTTTCAGAACCGGAACAATGGAGCAAGTCCAACCCGTATCCAAAATCGTCAGTATGTCAGCATGGTAATAATGAACTATCAGTGTCACTGCCAGGAACAATAATAAGGCAAACACCCATTTGATTCGAAATATAAACAGACTAAGGAAATCCACACTAATGTTGGAGATGTCAGTCAGTGGTTTGAACACAATGGCAACAGTTAATGTTGTCATTTGCATTGCCATCTGATGTAAATCACGACCCAGAGCATCATCAGTAATGCCGTCAGTATCAAAAAAAGTGACAATAACAAATGAGAGTACGAGACCACCGAGTGCTGTTGCAAGAAGCAAGAGACTATCGTCCATGTATCAAATTAATTTGACAATATATACTACATATCCATAAACTTGTCAGGACATGAATCCAGAGTTTTTTCTGGAGGAATGTACTTCAGTAGATAGTACACAACTACCCACTTTCTAAAATGTGGAAACCACTGGTGATAGCTGTTAGTTGTGTAATATCTACCTATTCTTTTGTCAATATCCTCTCAGAGTGGGATTCTTCAGAAAAGTGGGATGTTGTTGGTCACTCTTTCATCGATTTATTACTGATTTCCATTTGCACATGTGTTATTATTAATAGTCTGATTATATATACCACACGGAAACTACAAGGTTTCAAAACAATTGCCGACTCCATAGCCTCGACAAGCATGCTATATCAGGGATGGATAGCGCTACTCTTTTGTAAAAGTTGCCATGTTTGGACATATACAATCACATCACAGCGCATCATCAATGCATGCGGTCATCCATTGACACTCGCAGCACCTCAATACATTAATTGGACATGTATCGAACGCTGTGACGGCGTCAAACCAATACAAATGCACCAGTTGCCGTTTTTGACAACAGATGTTATATTTGAAAATGCATCTCAGGCATGTTCGCCATGGTTTCGTATTGATGAAGAATCTGTCAAATGGACAATGGTTTGGGAGACGATTCTGTTTGCAGCTCTTCTCACACATATACTCACAATTGGGATTGCTAGGACCAGTGGCATATCGTTCTTGTTTGTTGTGGATACTGTCTCGTTGATTTCATCATCGTTGCTTGCTTTTGTTCCTCATACATATTATAGTTTGTACAACATGGGAGGGGTCTTACGTTTTTTGGGACTGATGCATGCAATAGTAGCACTGGAACCACTTGTCAAGTACAAACAACTACTGGGATTACTAGTGATTGTCAAATTGACTTTTGTGGTACTGATGAGCACCGCTCTTATATTTGTTGCCGAAAAACCATGCGAAGCACTACAGGAATCATGCGATAGTGGGTTTGATTCTTTTGGCAATACACTCTATTTTATTTTTGTCACATTGTCTACTGTTGGATATGGTGACATGTCGCCAAAGACAGATATGGGCAAAGTCAGCATTGTTTTTATTATCATGGCATCTATTTCTTATTTGCCGAATATTCTCTCAGAGGTCTTGGAAATGTGCCGCGACAACCCAATACACAACCGACTAGATGCAATGCAGAGGGAGATAAGACAAGTTGGCTTCATAATGCATGGTGGTACACACAAAAAAGGTCAGAAAGTGACAGAAGTAGAATTGCAAAATTTGTTAGCTGAAATTTAATTCTTCTGACTTATTTTACAAATATTTGTTATATATATAGAAGCTGAATGTCAGGTGAAGAAGTATGTTTTTTGTTCGACAACGAGGCAATCATTGTGGTCTGCATGCGATTCAAAATATGTTCAAAACCGCTGCAGTGACAGCAGAAGATATGCACAGTGCCTGTGAAAAAATCAACACTGATACAGGGGACCCTATTTTAAATCATGAATCGTTGGGTGGAGACTGGTCTGTCGAAGCTATCGTCACCGCCATTTGTCAACAGGGGTATGATGTCTACCGAGCAGTACAATCACGTGAGCAACGGTGCTGGTCTGGTGCATCGATTGAAGAGCTGTTGACACAGCAGCAGTTTCGAGGAATAATACTTCACCAACCTATGCGTCACCACTTTGCCTGTATCCGTCCTGAGAATGTCGACGGCGATGTACAACTGTATTACGTTGATTCTCAGTCCACAGGTCCGATTCGTATTTCACCGAGGCTGGCAGAACGACGATGTCTAGCACTTGCCTATTCTTGGGAACCGTACGTGGTCATGGGTGACGAAATGGACTACGTTGCGCCCAAAATCTCCATTATGGAAGCCTCAGCAGTTCTGAAAGAGCGTCCGCGTGTGCGTCCGTCAACAAAGTTCATGCAGGACTGGGAGGCTCTCGAGAACATGTCCAAAAAACAAAAAGTAGAAACACAATAACATGTACTGCGGAATATGTTTTGTGTGGTTTCTGGTCAGCACGGCACAAGGGACAAGTAGGATATTTTTTCTGCATAAATACCAACTCTCTGTTCTTCCATTTCGACCAACAATATTTACAGAATTGGTGGTCACAATCTAATGTGACCACATGACGTCGTTGCTGATAACAAATAGAACATTCTATCATGTTACACTAAGTATCTTTTATTTATATAGTATAATTATAGTTAAAGGCTCTGGTCCCAACTTGTTTCCACTTCTTTCCAAATAGGAAAGTTGGACACGCCAAAGCACCGCCGCTTGAGCACTTTAATTTTGGACTGCATCACTTCAAAAGACACGTTTTTATGACGAAAGTTTTCCAAGACTTCCACACATAGATTCCAATACGACTGATTGAACGGAATACGCCACATTCTGGTCAACAATGGCGTCCAAACCACAAACAAAGTCTCTGCCGTTTTTTGTGCCGCCATTTCTTGGTGTATCTGCATCATGTAGTATGGTGCTGGTATTTTCCATTTCTTCAACACAACTGCACGCATTTCCTCTGGTGTTTTACCAATACCACCAGCAGGGCATTTGATTTCCACATTGGCCCACCAGTCTGGTGTTTTGTCGTCGTGCAATACAACAACAGCACCATCCGGAGAAGCGGCGTAGACATCATCAATTGGCATCATGGGACATTCGAAAAAATGAGAGTTCTGTATATGGTCAACAATGACCTCAACGGCCGAGTCTTCATGTTTACTACCCCAGGCCATGCGTGATTTAGCAACGTCGTCAAAATTCTCGACGGTTGTACCAAACCATTTTTCCAATATCTCGTCCCAGTCACTCTCTTGTTTGAAATTAAAGTAGAGGTCGGACGGCTTGGAACCAGTGATGCGACCGATTCTTCCATCCAACCATTCTTGAGAACCTTGCTCCGGTGCTGCTTCCAGACCTTGAGCTTTTAACGAATATATGTTACGAATACTCATATTTAAACCAACTGGACTTTCTAAACCAATAAAGAATGGACCCGTCATATTCCTTACATACTCGTATTCACCAGCCCAAAGTATCCAAAATCAAAAAGCGCAAACGTCGAACAGTACAGTTGGCAACAGATAACTACAGAGCACACAAATACAGCTGCTATGAATGCCATGCAGACGTGTATTTTTTACCAGGACATGAGCTAGTGTGTTCGCAGTGTGCTTCGCGCATCGTTGAGAAAAAACCAGACACACAGCAGAAACGCACTATTAGTGCTCGTTAAATATAATCTAAAATTGTATGTTAATAGTAACTTTAAAGTCGGAGTTTTAGACATCTGTCTCCTCTTTCACTGATAACGCGTCGAATCTCTTGAGTTCTGCTAACTGTGTTTTTTCTAAATCTGTTACCTCGGTATTGTGTTTTCTCTTTAATTGTTGCATTTCTACTCTGTGTCTCTCCTGAACTTCAGAACGTTTTTTTGTTGATGTTTGTTGACGGTGCAATCTCTGTAATTTTGCAATTGCTTCTTTATGTTTTTTTTCTAATTTATCTATTTCCGCTTGACTATCTTCATTTAATTTTGCCATTAATGTATCCATTTCTCCCTTTTGAATTTGTTTCAACTCTGTCATTGCTTGTTTCTGTGCCGTAGTAAGGTCGTCTGTATTTCTCACTGTCCCCACATTTTCTTTGGTTTCTCCGGAAGAAACATCATCGTCAGATTCTAGGTCTAGTGATGCGTCAGATTCCAGGTCGGCGGATGCGTCAGATTCCAGGTCGTCGGAATCTGACGCATCCAATATAGTGTTTTCCTCTTCGTCAATCGTCCACGCACTGGGTTTTTGGTTCCGTTTTGTGTCGTCACCTACACCAAACTGACCAGAACTTTTCTTTCTGTCCGGTGCCACAGACACTCGACTGTGTTCTCCAGTCGCATTGTTCCTTACTCGTGTATTTTGTTTCAATTTTGCAATTGCTTCAGTTTTGGTCATTTCAGAGGGTAAAAAAACACGATACATTTAGTTGTCTTTGACAATATATATAGTAACAAAAAACTAATCTTTATCCGGACTTTCCTGTTCCTGTAATTTTTGCACAGCTTTGTCATAGTACACCTTACCTTTTTGTGCCAAGAGTACAAGCTCATCCAAGGTTGGTGGAGCCAATGGTGCGGAAGGTACTGACCGAGCAGCAATCCAACCAACAATTGCACCTGCTGCGAATTTCAACATTTCCAAAAGACAAAGACTTTAAATACTGTCCTGGTCTAACTGGTCATATTCCGGTCTGAGCGTACAACAGCAGCAGAGTAGACACCAAATAGTTTGGAACAACCATTTCAGCCGAGCTACTATGCACAACACACAGAGTACAACCATAACTAGGCCCACAATTCCTGTGACCTGTAACCACTGAGGCAAGTCGCCTAAAGTGACCTCTTGTAGGAGTGACATTGACAATAACTGTTCAGAATTTATACAGTGAAATAGAAGAGTAAGACATTTATTCTGTATCTAATTGTTGTATTTTCTGCTGTAGTTCTTTTGCATATTCTGTCAAAAATTCCGACCTGAGCAGCAAATCTGATTCGTGCAATGGTTGTCGAGTGAGTGGGTCCGTTCCTTTCGACTTGACCCAGGTCAACAGTTGTACCCTGTCGTAGTAATGATTGTTGACAGGTGTCTTGACTAAATCTGCCGAGTAGTCCTGTGAAATTGGACAGCGCAACATGTGTGTAATGTCGTCCCAGTGTGGTTGGCTCTCGTATTTGTTTTCTAGTTTCGTCATGATTGAACACAATGCTGATGTGACATTTGCCACTATGGCTTCCAAAATCATGTTGGGCACTATCGTCTCGCACAACTCGATAGCTTTGTCCGCAAATTTTTGCTGTCTAGGTTGGCGAATCATGAAACGACATACATTTTGCGACACAGTTGTCCGAACATCATTCAACAAAATTTCAACGTGACCAATTCTAGAATGCGCACAGGCATGCTCCAATGGTAATCGTGCATTCTTTAATTTGACATTGGGGTCAAGACCACGATTCAAACATATTTCCAGATAGTAAGCAGGGACGTCCATCAAGACATCCATTTGCGATGGCGGTATAACATCAACACGATTGACAACTTCCTTAAACAACTGCTTATGTTGCCGTCGAATAGCAGCCGACATGCAGTTAGTTGACAGGGTGCGCGCCAAGTCAATACAACTAAGGGCGGAGCGGACATGCAGACGGGCGATGATGTTGACCCACTGTCTATCCGACGGCACATAGCCTAATTCAAGAGAGCGTTTCAACATTGTTGCATCATTCTTCTTTAATGCTTTGCGAAAACGTAGCTCCAATCTTTGATTACGTGCAATCAGCGCAGGCGAAGAGGCGGGAGGCGAAGAGGCGGGAGGCGAAGAGGCGGGAGCCAACTCGGCAAAAGGTCTGCGGTCAATGACAATGTTTTTACCATGTACTATGGTTACAGGTTTGGTCAAAGAATCATCTTCAGACATTTCGGTCTGTATGCCCCCGAGGAGCATTTGTGTATCTCCAATAAGTGCTGTTTATATAGTATTAAATCTTATATATCCAAAATGGATCAGCAATATCACGGCCAATAAGTCATTGATGGAATTGACTATTATTGAACGTCAGCATTATATTTCATTGGTCAATATACAGCAGACAATGAACTGTAATGATACAGAGTTTGGTCAGACCCTATATTACTACAGGTCTGCAGCAACAAAGTCACTGGACATTCGTGATAAAATGATATCGTGCAAATCTGCTTGTCATTTGTTGCAGTGGTGGATGGACAAAGCATATTGTTTACAACCGGCGGCAAATTCATTGCTGCACAGTCTCAAAAAATATACTAAAAAGAGACCCAAGCGTGCAATGAGTCGGTCACTGAGAATTGAGATAGCTTTTCAACAAGAATATGCTTGTAATTTGTGTGGATTGTTTCCAATACCGCCAACCTTTGAAGTGGACCATATAATCGAGTTACAAGATGGTGGTCAAGATATAGCTGAAAACCTACAGGCAATTTGTGTCAGTTGTCACGCAGACAAAACTCGACGAAATCGTCTCAGTAAAAATCCTATATTTCAATCCACGCCTAAACTACCTCAAGATGTTGCAGTGTTTTCCAAATATTTCCACCAACCTAGTGTATAAAAGTTGTCATTTTACTGACTAGTATGATTATTGTCGCAATTGATCCAGGACTTCGGAATCTCGGTTGGTCCTTGTACGATACAAGGGCGGAAACTTTTTTAAATTTTGGCTGTTATGATTTGCTGGCAGGTCAACCTAAAAAAATGCATACCAAATATGCACACTTGGTCAAAGTATTTGTCGATGCTTCTCGCGATGTCTTTGCAAAAGCAGATGCTGTCTGTATTGAAATCCAGATGACTGCCAAGTTCAAAGTCATCACTACTGCCTTTCAATGTTTTTTCTGGGACAAAGCCCACTTAGTCTCTCCAAAATCAGTTCGGCATCATTTTAATATTTCGACAGGGAATTACGCAAAAAACAAAAAGGCCTCCATTGCTATTATTCCGACCCTGAGCATTCCAGCAAAGAATAAGAAATTATTTGAGAGTTTTGACAATAAAAAAAGAGATGACGTTGCTGATGCCATGTTGATTGCGCTCTACTGGTGGCAAGTCAAGTCTTCAGAGGTACCACCTACCAAAAAACGTAGAAAATAATTTACTTGTATAACACCATGGTAACCATTCTAAATACATGGTGGGGCTATCTGCCGTGTGCTATTTTTAAACTTTACAAAAATGCACTATATAACACTCTTCACTTCGAACATTAAAAATGAACTTAGTTCCGATATTTACAGTTGCCTGTTTGTTCGGTCTTTCTTCTGCACTTACAATAACAACAACAGTTTGTGACCCCACTGCTGAATCTGTTACGCTGACCGGTCCATGGTGGCATTGGGACCCCTTTGCCGGTCCAGTTGCTGTCAAAAATGATGACAACACTTGGACATTTACGTTTGAACCTGCGCCGACTGCTGACATAGAATATGTTTTGATGGTCGATGGAGTTCCAGAAGATTTAGTTGCAGACAACACAGCTTCAGAAGATTGGTCTTGTACTCCTATTACAGATTTCTCCTCTTATACAAATAGACAGTGGGTCGTGGGATCAGGAGATGTTGTAAATACGTATGGGACATGTCGAAATTTTTGTCGCCTTACAATAACAACAACAGTTTGTGACCCCACTGCTGAATCTGTTATGCTGACCGGTCCATCGTGGGGCCCCGCTTCCAGTCCAGTAGCTGTCAATAATGGTGACAACACTTGGACATTTACGTTTGAACCTGCGCCGACTGCTGACATGGAATATGTTTTGATGGTCGATGGAGTTCAAGAAAATTTAGTTGCAGACAACACAGCTTCAGAAGATTGGTCTTGTACTCCTATTACAGATTTCTACTCTTATACAGCTAGACAGTGGGTCGTGGGATCAGGAGATGTTGTAAATACGTATGGGACATGTCGAAATTTTTGTCGCCTTACAATAACAACAACAGTTTGTGACCCCACTGCTGAATCTGTTACGCTGACCGGTCCATGGTACGATTGGGACCCCGCTACCGGTCCAGATGCCCTCAATAATGGTGACAACACTTGGACATTTACGTTTGATGTCACTCATTGGACTGATACTGATAACATGGAATACTTGTTAGTGGTCGATGGAGTTCAAGAAAATTTAGTTGCAGCAAACACAGCTTCAGCAGATTGGTCTTCGACACCTATTACAGATTTATACTCTTATGCACATAGACAGTGGGTCGTGGGATCAGAAGATGTTGTAAATACGTATGGAGGAACTTGTACTGCAGCTGAGCCAATCGCAATAACGTCGTTTTACCAAGACCTGAACAATGGCTGTGGTGGAAATTCGATTCCGAGTGTGGCAGCATGCTTGATGGCAGCTAAGGCGTTTGGATGGGGTGAACTTGTTGTTGATAGCGTTTCTTTGGAAAATTGGGCGCCTGGTTGTTGGTTGGAGGATCTTTCGATGTTTGATATGGGCGTTGTACTGAAGTACAATACACACCCAACCGCCGGAGGAGGATGCAGCATCCTTACAAAATGCGCCTGCATGGCTATAAGAACTTGTAAGCAGCAAGAAGACTACTGGCTCGACGCAGAATGCGCGTGTGGCGGCAGTGCTGGCGAGGATGAAGATGAAGGGTCAACAAACTGGTGCACTGTCGAAAAACAACGGTGGAAAGACGCCGGATGTTTTACACAGTCGTGTGGTTGATGTGGCGGGTCAGGTATCTCTAATATCTCTCTTTGAGTACTTGGTCAACACGCGGAAGAATAACATTATGAAAATAATCGGATACGGGCCGTCAACAACGGTGGGGGTGGCAATTGGGGTGCGTCAGCTGGCGGTGACATCAAATAAAAACGATAACAGAGTAGAGAGAATTTTGCCCATCTCTAAAGCTTTGGAGAATTGTTCAGACAAGAAAAAAGTCAGTTATATGTTATATATATATATAAATAAACATAATGCCAAAAAGAAAACGAATTTAAGTTTAACAATTCTCTAAAGCTTTAGAGATTCTTTGACTATTTTTTTAATTTTATTATATTTGTCAACAGTAAATAAAATAAAGAGTTACATTATCATAAAGAGTTACATTTTCAGACATTTTAAAATAAGTTGAACTCTTAGAAAATCCTTCATCCTTCATCCTCCTTCCCCTATTAATAATGTCGAGTCTATCACCATCGTCAGCCAGCAGCAAGAGAAGCTATTCTGATATTGTGCAGACTGTTGCTTTACTACAAACTGAAAATGTGAAACTTCGAGTGGAAAATGAGAAACTTCGAGAGGATCTTAGAAAAACACAGGGTGAAAATGAGAAACTTCGAGAGGATCTTCGAGAAACACAGGGTGAAACCAAAGATGACTCACCCCCACTTGTTCAAGCAAAGAGTAGTCGCTATGCCTACATCTCACAGAAAATACTGCTGCAATTCCAACCATCTGTTAATCCAAGCGACATACCGTACGAACAAATAGCGTGGTGGAAAATGATATTTTCATATATTCAACCAAACGATTACGAAAGACTTCACTTGCGTCGTTTGTGTAATATGTTTAAAGCATCGTTGAAGCCACCACCAAAAGGTAAGTGGACGGAATATCCACATACAAACCATGCGTCAATTGATAGTTTGTTCAATCGTTGCAAAGAATTGTACGACGAGAACCCAAGAAAAGCACCGACGATATTTTTTATCAAAGCAGGGGAGCATGAAGTCGAGGGATATTTTGAAGATGAATATGACGAAGATGAACGTGAAAACCATTTGAGAATTAACTATCCATTGAAGATAATCGGTGCTGGAAGAGACAAAACTATTATTCATGGTGGTTTTCTGATTCAAGGAACGCAAGAGGAAGGGAAGAGAGTGGACATGCAAGGGATGACCCTGAAAGGATCGAGTCAGTATGGATTGTGTGCCCAGAATGGTCTCTCCTTTTTGTGTAAAGATATGACATTTACTCAATGTGGTCAAGAAGGTGTGATTGCGTTGAACACAAAAGGAAGATTAATCAATTGTGTGATCACACAGTGTTACTTTAGTGGAATATACTGTGGTGAAGATGCATTGATTGAGTTGGAAGGTCATCAGACCAAAGTTGATGGGAATGGGACACCTGGGAATAGTTGTAATTATGGGTTGGAGGCCTGGGACACATCGTCCAGAATCCATCTTCTCTTTCCACTCACTAAAGAATCTGTTTCCACGAACAGTCAGGGGGGTTGGGGCAATCATGGTGGTGCTGGTACTATTGAAACAGTTGATTCCTTAAGCAACAAAATTAATAAATGATTGTTTTCGGGAGTAGAACTAAAAAGAACTTCCATCGTGGAACAGTCTGGAACATGACCAAATCGACACCGTGGAAAAGTGGGATTATTTTCATAATGTTATTCTTCCGCGTGTTGACCAAGTACTCAAAGAGAAATATTAGAGATAGTGTCGAAATGTCCTATGAAATTTTTATTTAATTTTAAATACTCCGGAATAGACTAGACCCGACATAACCATTCTAAATACTCTACAAAAATTTATTTATCCTGACCTAGTTTCCTTTGTTGTTCCTCAAAGACCGCAGAGATAATTTTGCCCATGTATACACTATTAAGGTCGCGTTTTGATATCATTTTTATCCGCAGGACGTCCTCAAACGATACTTTTTTGATGAGCTTACGACCAGAGATAAGAACATGATGTTCATCCTGTCGACCTTTGATAGATTGGAGCAATTCCCTCCCCGTCATTTTCGACTTTGGAAAGACATCATCTATAAAGATAATGTCGAAATGACGCGTAGACATTTGTGTAATAGCCTGGTCAATGTTATCAACAGATATGATTTCTATCGGATGACCATGAACATTTGTATATTTGATAAGTTTCTTCAAATATATTGTATAGCCTTTGCTCTCATATATTGTATCGATAGTCATTCGATAGTCATTCGATAGTCATTAACATATGAACTATAAATAATATAGTTTATTTCCGCAGACCCGACATCATCACCTTTTACCTTTTTCTAACATTTGTGGAAACGATACTGCCAACCATTCGAACGACTCGCGCAGTGTGAGAATATTTTGATCAAAAACTTTGTTTGTTTTTTTCCATTGTGTAAAAAAGCGTTTGAGCCAATGTGCAGTGTGTTGCGGTAACGACCCCTCTTTGTATCGCACAATTCTGCTAAAACGGTCAATGACATTTTTGTGGGCACTGAGTTGAAATTCACGCTCTGTCAGTACGGCTGCCGCCTCTTTGAGTGCGTCATCTTCGAGAACGTCTGTTTTTCGCATTGAGTGCAGAGCTTCATTGCGTAAATCGAGAACTGATTGTTGCTGTTGCAAGACTGTATTAATCCAATCGGTGACATGTTTGGTGATTATTGTCGACTGTTCTGGTCCAGTCCACTCCTTTTCGACGATTGTGCACACTTGTTGCAATAAAGCATAGTACTGTTCTTTTTGCTGAGATAATGTAGCATTGGACTTTGAAATGGAGGCCAGCATTGACCAATGGTTGGAGGGTGTGGTTTTGCGTTTTTTCTTTGGTGGCATTCTTGCTGGCATCATGTCATGTTTATAATCCTCTGAACTGAATCCAGAATTATTGCAACAGTCGAAGTCCGAGCAATGGTATCAAGTCAAACGCATGACATACTAACATCAGTTTCCACAAATTCGTAAAATTGGTACCAGTGATTCCAAACATAGAGGTCAATAACGAGCCCCACTCGGACGAAACAACTCCACCGATATTAGTGATAGACATTAATAGTGCGTACAGAGTGCCTTCGACACCCACTGGGCATACGCGAGCACCGAGAACAACCATGGGCATCGTAATAAACTGCCCGACTAGTGTAATGACAATTCTTTCAATGAGAGCAAAGACAAAATCAGGAATGCCAATAGTGCGATTTGTATGTAGTACTAACAGCAAGAGTGTATTTTCCAGTACAAACGACAATATCAAAGCCCATTTGAAAATGGTTCGAAAGGGTACATCACGTAGATACTTTTTGTAGATAAAAGTGCCAAAGATGGCAACCACATGTCCCAACACATCCAAGGTGCCGAATTCGTCCGGTGTGAACTGGAGTTCTTTCTGGTAGAAAAAAGTCAGGACACTACCGTAACCAGGAGTGACACAAATTAGAAACAAAAAAAGGGCCGGTCGGTGCACAGTAGGTTGACGCACTGCTGCTGTTAATTTCGAACCTGTGATTCGCCAGTTGACAGATGTGGAACTATCTGTTTCGTGTATACACAACGACAACAGAGCTATGGTCACTGGTATCATGGAATTCAAATGAAACACTTGGACATGCCCCAGTTTGTCATACGCCAGCGCGCCGAAAATAGAAGCCGATAACCCACCAGCAAAACGCAGCATCCACGAATAGGATTGAATGACGCCTTTGTTTGCTTCTGATTCTGAACGAGCAATTTCGACAAGCAGCGAATCAGCCATGACATCTGCGAAACAAAGTCCTAAAGAGGACAACGTCATGACCAGTGTCACAATAAATTCATCATGGGGACAAAAGGGCAGAATTATCCACATAAAAGATGACAACAATGCCCCCATAGTCATGTACGGTCGACGACGATAACCAAGGACGGGATAGGAATCAGAAATAAAACCGTACAATGGTTTCAGGCACCAGGGTATACTAACAATGCCAAAGATGGCTGCCATTTGGGCGGGGGTGACCCAATCCATCATCCAGTAACGCATAGCAATCGATGGAAATTGAAAACAAAATCCGAGTAAAAAGTAAAAAAAAAGTAATGGTAAATGTTTCATAATGTTTATTGCTTCCTCTCAAATAGTTCCGTATGGGTCAATGTTGTGGATTTCATCAAGTCTTCTTTGCACCAAGCTTTGGTGCCATTATATTGCCAGTACACAGTGCCTGTTTTTTCACATTCGATTCTGCAAATAGAATCTGGAGGATCAACAGTTGGGGCCAATTTGTGCTGAAGGTAATACGACATTTGAAACTGGAGACGAACCTTTATACATCTAAAAATTAGTGGGTCGGATAATTTCCTGACAATACAAATCAGTAGTGGGTAAATCAGGAAAAGTCATAAAGATGATTTTCTTCAACCAATTCATACAAGCAGCACCTGCTTTTGTCAATCGTATATCAAAAGTAATGGCCGTCGGTGAAGTTTTGATAACGTAGCTGCCATTATTGAGCATTCCCTGAACTACTTCGACCATTGCCCGTTCACCATTTTCGAGTAAGACTACAACATCACTGTGTGAATATTTGAGTTCCTGGTCGTCTCCAATAGTGTAGACACGACGAAATTCATGTGGTTTTAGTTTCAAGAGTTCAATACTATCCTGAGTAAAAATAATAGACATTCCAGTTTAATGTGGTTGTTTATATATGTTCATCGTCTGTTCGGCGCGCGCGCAGAATGTATACGAGCAAACATGTCAACCATTGCGTTTTGAATAATGTTTTGTATTTCTGCATTTTTAAAGCGTGGGTGCTGACGTCCAAGATACTCACGAACATATTCCGCATAGAGCATATCACTTTCGAGGACAAAGGTATCGTTGACATTGGATGGGCCAGAAATGTTGAAATTGTGAGACATTTTGAGGATTGACAACTCACGTTTATACTGCAGATTTTTAGACGGTGGCTAGTGATTTTGCATCAGACACACTCGATATTTGGTCATTTCAAGTTCACGTTTCAGTCGATTCGTTTCTCTGGACGAATTCAAAGCCATCTTGCTGTAGGCGGTAGTGAGGACCTGGTTGTGCTCTTTTAAGATTTCATTCTCCTTGACAATCTCCATGTAGAGTTTACGAAATTTGAGCAAATGCGGCAGCAAAAATGCCATTGCCTCCTCCGCTGTTGGCGTTGTAGCCTTCAAACGCTTGTGAATGTGTTCCATTTCACAATCGAAGTCAGCTGAGCGCTTCAATGTCGGTGTTTGTCGTATCCTTTTTCGCGAATCGATAATGGTGCTACCATCGCGACCTCGTTTTGACATAGTGATATTCTATATTGGGTTCGTTGCCACAAATTAGAATAGGTCAAACGTATGTGAACTTTTTTTGGTATTTGATAGTTTGAATGTTGATGTTGCAGGTGAGTACTGATTGGTTGATGGCAGCATTATTGCCCCTCAAAAAAAAGGAGATTTTGCCTCAACTTGTGTGTGACAACCACCAATTATCCATCAAGCATTTCTACAATGGCGGAGCTGGCCTGCGTATTGTGTCGACCACATTGCCAGCTGCTGACAACATGTCTTTTGAAATCTCGGATAGTCTTCAACGTTTTTTGGCCTGTTGTTCGAGTTTCAGTAAGATTGAGTTGAAACTCGAACAACGTGCACTAACGTTGTCCATGGAAAGTCTGTGCAGTGCGTTACAATACAAGATTCCATACGTGAAAAAGGTCGAAGACATGGCCATGCAGCGCTCTAACCAAGATGTCGAGCTTCAAATACCAACTGAAGAATGGTTTCACATTTTCCGCACATTGCCTGTCAAAGGCAATGTTACTATTGGTTGCTGCGCGCGAAAACGTGCTGTCACATTGAAACATTCGAAGGGGAGGTGGGTGGGTGGTGTCCATGCCAAGTCGACTAGCAGCAAAACATTGGATTTTGAGTGTACAAGCGCAGTGGCAAAAGCAGTGTTCAAAGATTGTCAAATTACTGATACTTTTTCTTCGTTAATATTTATGGAGAACGGAGTCTTGTGTTGGATGTCGGGCGGGGTTACAGTCTATTTGGCTCCAAACATTGAATAAAAAAATCCATTGCTATTATTATTTTTTTATCGTATTAAAGAGATGACAGTCGACTAAATATGTCAAGACGTGCTGGAACTGGTGAAAACGAAACAGATAGAATGGTGTCTTCAGATATTGAATCTGGAAAAATGAAAACAAATACTATTTACGAATTGATGAAATTGCGCGAACTGCAATCGTTTGTCAGTAAAATATACTGGTTGGTTATTCTTTGCTTTTTTGCAGTAGGAGTAATAATGGCCTTGGTACTGTCCGATGGCACTTTTAGTGATGTTTTCATGGCAGAAAATTTATTGTCGTCGGTTGGTATTTCAATGTATGTATTGTTAGTAGCATTGATGGTGATGTGTAACAATCACAATGAAATGCGGGTGGTGCTATTGTTGACTATCTTGTTTTTCACCGGTTGTCTCTCAGGATTTATGTTGGCACTTCACTTACTCGATGTCTCCATCATCTTAAAATCCAGCAAAAACTAAAAAATATATTTTGTACAATCATTTTTCCAATACTCGAGTCCTGGTTGCCAGCCACGTTCTTCGAATATAGAACTCCCCTCAGCAATAATGTATAAAACAGTTGCTTTTCTTGATTCCAAGTTGCCAGTGTCTTCAAACACAATCTCTTGTCCCGACAAACGTGGTACACCCTCTCGAAATCCCTCGTCAGTGAGTAGCAATAAATCAAAACTTAAAATGTCAAGCCACTTGTACAACAATGCAAAGACTGAATGTACAGAATGTATTTTTGTTTTTTGAACCCATTTTTCGAATGAAGAATAGGTTGGCGTTGGAAGACGCCGGTCGGACATCTGACCCATTCGACAGTGACACCACCAATGTGCATACGACTGTGGTAATGGACCAACGTCAATAATTCGAAACGGATCGCTGTTGTTGAAATGCACTCGGATGTATCTCAACATCTCTGGAACAGACTCATATGGAAACTGACGGTCTCCCAACCAAATGCGCATTTCTGGTGTTGTAAACCAATCTGTCTGAACAGTACTAGTTGTCTGCATGATAAGTTTTCTGGTGTATTTAAATAATCAAATTTTGAAAGTAATGTTGTTCGTTGTCACTATTGCTCCATTTGAAAAAAGACAAATCCATTTGAAAAAAAAACAAAAAAAGCGGCGGTCTGAACAAATTACTGGCGGACGGCAAGAAAATAACGGTCATGCATGATTTGGGACTCGACCCGATGGTGGACGACTTTATTGCATTGTCTATCTTACACAAATTACTCTGATAAATACACACGATAACAAGAATTTAAAATTATTTAAAGTTTCTGTGTAGACCGTGGTATAAGATAAATGTTCAGTTTGAAAATGATTTTGACCAATCGTGCATACAGATACATTTGTTCGGCTGGTTTTTTTGGGGAAGATTTCGTATTTTAACTAACACCCATACTTTGAATTATAGGTGTCTGTTAATTGTTGACGCGTGGCGTTTACAAGAATTTTTTCTAGATTTGTTGACATTGCCAAGAGGTAGCATTCTCCACCCTTTACACTCGACTTACCATGATCGCACTTAGTACACGCAGATGTTCCCGTGGCGGACGTGCCTGCTGGACAACTGTTTGAAGTATAGTCACAACTGACAGCACCAAGAGGACTGTACTTGTCTGTTTGACATGCTTCGCACGTCTGGTCATCTTGGTACGTGCCTGCTGGACAAGCCTCACACACACGATCTGCTATATCTGATGGAGATGAGGTTTGTTTATGCCCTGCTTTACACGTTGACCAATCTTGACACTCTGCTTGTCCTTTTTCTGATTGATAGGAGCCCGCTGTACATGATTTGCACGTTGACTGACCGGCAGTATCTTGGTACGTGCCAGGTTGGCAGAGGACGGAGCAGGCGCATTTATTGATGCTGCTGCATTGAATGGTGGAGGTTGTGAGTGTATTGAGCATCAGCGTCTCCGAGTCCGTTTGATAACAACCAGGCGGAGCGTCCGAATATGACGTGTCGGTATCATCCCAATGCCGCCATACAGCAGTCTCAAACCAATCCAACACCACAGCTGCCTTATTACACTCTGCACTACTCGTAATCGCACTCCCACCTTGTAAACCCGAACAATGTCCACTCATTAATTCTGGATACATTTCGTACTGTCCACATGCTGTCCGGTCATCGTTTAAAACTCCAGGACATGTTTTACAACTGGAGGCACCAAGAGAACTGTACTCGCCATCTGGACATGCTTCACACGCAGCTTTTCCTGTGGCGTACATATTTGCTGGGCAACTGGTGGAAGTATAGTCGCAACTGGAGGCACCAAGAGAACTGTACTCGCCTTCTGTACATGCTTCACACGCCATCGCTTCATCACTGGCGTACATACCTGCTGGACAAGAGGTAACACAAGCAGCTGTGCCCAAGGCGTACGTGCTTTCCGGGCAATTCGTAGCACAATTGGGGGCACCAAGAGAACTGTACTCGCCATCTGGACATTGTTTACACTGTGATTTCCCTGCTACGTTTTGATATAACCCCGCAGTACATGATTTGCACGTAGTCTGACTATCTTCATCTTGGTAGGTACCAGGTGAGCAGGTGATGGAGCAGGCGCATTTTGCATTGCTGCTGCATGAAGCGGTGGAGGTTGTGTCCGTATTGTAGTACAGGTAGTTGTTGTCACGGAGAAAGCAACCAGGCGGATAGTCATAGACCGTGACAGTACCAACAACAACATCGCCCCAACCCAAACCCACACCTACCTGTTCACACTCTGCAATACTCGTAATCGTACTTCCACCAGCCAGATTAGAACACTGCCCGCTCGTCTTTTCTTGAATCATTGGTTTCTGTTGTTGAGCATGTGTATAAGATATTACTGAGAGGGTTAAAATGATGAAAATTAATTTCATATTATACAACTAATCGTCAATCTATTTATACTGTATTTTTACCAATTATCTCAACATCTCTGGAACAGACTCATATGGAAACTGACGGTCTCCCAACCAAGTTCGCATTTCTGGTGTTGTAAACCAATCTGTCTGAACAGTACTAGTTGTCTGCATGATAAGTTTTCTGGTGTATTTAAATAATCAAATTTTGAAAGTAATGTTGTTCGTTGTCACTATTGCTGTACTGCTCAGTGGGTGGGCATGGTATGCAGCATTAGTACATTATTGGTTTCTATTTCTTTTATTATCAATCATTAGTATTTCTATTTTTGATATGCAACAGAATGTAGCCAATGAATTTTTGAACGCTGCCTACGACAAAATGAAACCAACAGAATGCTGCGCATTGGCAGAACATTTTAAATATCCTCGCTACGTTTTGCGGACAACAGTGGCACTTCGAGCATTGGCTGGACTTGGATCAGTTGCTGCTATCGTTATCACCTGGTTCTGTCGCACCGATTTTGCCAAAGGGAGTTATGTATTGGTCTCCGGGTCCTGGGGCACGGTGTCAGTTGTGTGGATTTTGTCCAGTGTTCCAATGATTGTGAGTCTGATGCAATGTGCTTCGGTCACGTCGGATGACATTATTATCCAGTACCGTAAAACAATTTCAGTTTGGATTGTACACGATGTTTTCTTGGGAGTGTTTTGGTTATATTTATCAGTCATGCTTTACGACTTGTCTGATGACAATGATGACAGTGAGTGGAGGACCATCTTTTTATCTATGATTTCTTGGCATATTATTATTTTAATACTCAAAGAAATATATACCCGACCACGACAGCAAGAGTCCATCTCAATCTGTGGTCCAGAAAACATCCAATTATGGCTGCGGTTTTTTCTTCTCTTGTCGTTTGTTGGCATGTATGTTGTTGTCTCATGGAGGATGCAGGATAATAATCTAATAGAGATGGGAATGCCTCTCTCTTCACTGATTCTGTTTGCAACGAGTGTCATGATAGGGTATTATTGCAAGAGCGATATTGTACAAGTTCGACCCACAGCAATTCAGAAAAGAAGGACATCTCAAATAAATAAACTACAATTTTAACACGAATAAGTTTATAAAAAAACAGTATATAAAGTTGTCTTCACACATTCAAATGTCTCGTCTTGCTTTTCGCTCATCAGAGCCAAAAACATTACCAAATATCGTCCCTACTACATCGCACCATATTGTCTTGGAAGCCACCATGCGCCCAGTGGGTGGCAACGATTACAACCCAACTCGAGTTGCAGAACAAGCAACCGTACTAACAAAATTACGCTCGAGCGGTAAAGATATATTCGAAATGAACGAAACGCGGCAGGTACAAAGCACTGGTACAACCTTGTACCAAACCACAGAAATGTATGGCACTTCAATGTCCATCGAAAATATCATCGAAACAATCAAACCCGCCGATTTAACATTGAGAGTCAACTTCAACCGGCCAGGGGCACATTCAAACACCACCTGTATGGGATTGTCTGCTACCATCTTGCAAAAATTGTTAAAAACAAAGGCAGACGCTGTTGGTAACAAAATTGCAGAACTCCGTGTAAATGCGGAAGCATCTGCTAAAGTACCACGGCACGGTGCTTTTTATGTAGCAATAACACAAAAAGGTACACAGCATTACTTGTCACATATTGACTACAAAATAATGACACAATATGATAAAATGTATCATGAATAACTCTTTTTTATTTGCTATTTATTGTCTTCCTCTTCTTTCGATGGCGACTCATCTTTCGATGGCGACTCATCTTTCGATGGCGATGGTGCCTCTTTCGATGGTTCGGGCATAGACTCATAAGGGAGACCTGATGCGGTACAGGCGTGTTGTAGATAGGTTTCCCATGGCAATAATCCTCGTTCCCAATGTTGATGCATTGTATCAATACTGACAAAGGGGGAGACTGGGAATATAATTTCAACCTGTAATCTTTTTTTCAATGCATACATTTCAGCAACAGTACTTTCGCGTTTACGTTTCTTCGTTTTGCCCATTGCTTTAAGCATTTGGACTTTGATGTTTTCAGCGTAAATAAGATTGTAAATACGTTCGCATGTTGTCTGGACCAGTGTTTTCCATGCCATCACTGTTTTGTGAAAAGTTTGATGTGTTCCCTCTGAATCAGATTTATGTGGTGTATCAGACATGAACAAGGACCGAGGCACACCCATTGTGCCACAAATAATATCTTCCTGCATTTTTAACTGTGCTACTAAATCACTACGTCCTGTTTGTGCGGGTATATTGACCAGTCGCTGACCTAACGGCAATGCCACCACATTTGCAAGGACATCGCCACCAGAGGACAGTGCACCACCGGAGCTAAAATAGTTATCATACATTTGCTGCTGTTGCGCCAGCTGAGAAACATTGGAGCTATTGCGTCGAAATTTATTGCGCTCTGAATCATCTTGCATGTCGCCATCGGCATACCAGTCATACTGCACGCCTTCGACGCTATCAGATTTGGTATCAACGGCTTCTGTCATTAGTGTTGGACTTGCACGTTTCTGTTCCATACTCAAACTAGTCCCCATTAATGTATTGATATAGCGTACAGTTGGCATCAAGTTTGAGACAACGGAACAGATATGTCCTTTACTGTCTGGCGAGTATCCAAAAATATCAAAGATAATTGCCTCTGGTATTTCATTGTGTTGGTCGTCCATGGCAATGTATTCGCGTACACCCAAATTATACTTTAAATAAATATTGCACGTGTTTGGTTCCAATGCGACTGGTACTTGGAGCCCGTCGTCCATTGTCACGATTCGACAGATTGCGATACCCTGTATCATCACAGAATCCAACACATCTTTACAAAAAGGTAACCAGTAATCTGTCATAATTTCTTGCATGTGTGGGTCTGGGCGTACACGACCTCGGCGATGGTTGAACAAAATACCATTGGAAAACAACTGCTGCTGGATGACATTGCGACAGGTGTAAATAGTGGGTGTTCTGCGAAGAAATTGCATTGCAAAATTAATTTCTTCTTTATTCAATAATACACCGTTGTCCATTTTCAGGAAAAAGCTGCCTTTTATACTTCAATCCCAAACAGATTCCACAATATCGATTGCATGCAGCCACAGACATGCTTCCATTGGTTCTCTGATTATTCTCGTTTTTGACACAAATGTTGCTCCACAGACATATTTCAATGAAAAAGGGTATTTTCGTACTATAGTCTTGGTGACATTGGCATAGGTCTCGACACAGCGCACTGTTTTCACGGCGGCCGCAGACACAACAGACCGGGCATTGAGTACTGAATGAACAGCACCGTCACAGACGTAAATATACGATTCCTTCATTCGGACACTGTCCATCATAATATTTTTATGAGTCAGGACTGTATATTTGTCCTTTTGACACACTTCAGACAATAGCGAAGAGACATGACGAATAGAAACGCGCCAGTAGACATCATTAATTTTATCACTATTCACAACATCGCCTCGGTCAAGATGCATGTCTGACAATGATGGAGTCACAAAGACAACAGGTGTTGTGTCACGCAACATCCAAAAGACTATTGCACACAACAGAGGAGCGGTGTAACCAATAATGTAATACCATTGCGGACGGTGGACATTGCCATACATTTGTTGACGTTTGCGTTGGCAAAGTGTCATCCAGTAAAGCAACCATTCGACCCTATATATACCACCCAGACTTTACAAAAGGATTTATGGAAATTATTGAAATAAAAAAATTACCACCACCTATTGATGAACGAGTGCAACTAGCCAGAGAAAAACTGGCGAAAAAATTGGAAAAAAGTCTTGAAAACGAAAAGTTGATTGCTAATGATTTGGCAAGTATGATGTCTCGAAAAAAACTGGCGAAAAAATTGAAAAAAAGTCTTGAAAATTTGACTGAAGACGAAAATTTGATTGCCGATTTTTTGGGCAAAAAACCAAATATTGAGGGTCGTCCTCTTTTGGATAGATTTGTCAAAGGTGTTGACGCGGCGTACAAAACACAACTGAATATCAAAGCCCTGAACATCGAAGCCATGAAAAATATTCTATCAACACTACAGTCCAACAAGACTGTGCAGCAACCTTACATGAAAGAAATCAAAAAACTTACCATCATATACCGCAATGGTGTTATCCAACCCAAAACAACCATCAGAAACACAGCACTCTACAACTGGGAACTCAAATCTCACAACCAATTGTGGACCAAAATAAAAGAACAAAATCTCACCAATCCAGGGGCAGAGTTAGTGCGTCTTGTGTACAACGGTATCATCGCTTCCAATGTTATTAATGTACAAACAGTTATTAAGCGTCAAGCATTTACAGCAAAGCGACAACAATACCGGTTCAAAAAAAATGACCCAGAATTCCGCCAACGGTGCTTCGGTGTTGCACATCGCATACTGAGATTAACAACACCAAACTTACATTCTCAATTGTCCAACGGGTTTTCAATGCGTATTTTTCAAGATAGGGTTAGTCGTTTGCCAGACTATATGGATATGGATGTACAGGAACTCCTCGAATTGTGTGCACATACATTGACAAATAGAGAAAATTTAAGCGATGAAAACTATATCAAAATGGTTGAGTTTTGTGAACCCACAATTCATTTGAATCCTGCTGCCCTAAGACGCAAATTGAAGAAAATAAATCTTGGACATTATATACAATTGAAATTAGATGAAAATAATTCAGACTCATCAGACTCAGACTCCTCGGACGACAATACGACAACCGTGTCGGACGACTCTTCGTCAGACGACTCTGGAGATGACTCTTATTATTCTGCCTTGAGCCGAAAAGAGTTGCAGGCATTTGCCAAGGAAGGCAAACTTTCAGAGTACAATGTCAACGGAAAGTCAAGCAATGTGCGAATTATCGAAGCGTTGCGTCAGCGCGATATTGACAACGAAACCAACACAGACAAAGAGACAGACAAAGAGACAGAAGAAGCTAGCAACCCGACAGAGTCTGAAGAGGAAGACAAAAATGTGTTGGAGGAATCGTCGGACGAGTCTGAAGAAGAGGGCAGCCCAGCTGACTTGAACCGAAAAGAGTTGCAGGCATCTGCCAAGGAAGGCAAACTTTCAGAGTACGATGTCAACGGAAAGAACTATTCTGCCTTGAGCCGAAAAGAGTTGCAGGCATTTGCCAAGGAAGGCAAACTTTCAGAGTACAATGTCAACGGAAAGTCAAGCAATGTGCGAATTATCGAAGCGTTGCGTCAGCGCGATATGGATAATGACGATTGGGGCGTGGCCAAGTTTGGCCACTTGACATTTGGTGAATTCCTCAAACAGACAGAAGAAGCTAGCAACCCGACAGAGTCTGAAGAGGAAGACAAAAATGTGTTGGAGGAATCGTCGGACGAGTCTGAAGAAGAGGGCAGCCCAGCTGACTTGAACCGAAAAGAGTTGCAGGCATTGGCCAAGGAAGGCAAACTTTCAGAGTACAATGTCAACGGAAAGTCAAGCAATGTGCGAATTATCGAAGCGTTGCGTCAGCGCGATATTGACAACGATGTCAACGCAGACAAAGAGACAGAAGAAGCTAGCAACCCGACAGACAAGCTGTTTATATTGGAGGAATCGTCGGACGAGTCTGTAGAGGAAGAGACAGAAGAAGCTAGCAAACCGTCAGACAAGCTGTTTATATTGGAGGAATCGTCGGACGAGTCTGAAGAAGAGGAAGACTATTCTGACTTGAGCCGAAAAGAGTTGCAGGCATTGGCCAAGGAAGGCAAACTTTCAGAGTACGATGTCAACGGAAAGTCAAGCAATGTGCGAATTATCGAAGCGTTGCGTCAGCGCGATATTGACAACGATGTCAACGCAGACAAAGAGACAGACGAAGAGACAGAAGAAGCTAGCAACCCGACAGAGTCTGAAGAAGAGGACAAAAATGTGTTGGAGGAATCGTCGGACGAGTCTGAAGAAGAGGAAGACTATTCTGACTTGAGCCGAAAAGAGTTGCAGGCATTGGCCAAGGAAGGCAAACTTTCAGAGTACGATG